CCGGGTGGCCTACTACGGGAAGTGGCTCCTCTCCGGGCGCAAGCTCACGGGTATTCACCTTGATCGTGCTCGGAAGCTTGCACTCACCTACGCTGGTTCTCAGCTCTTCGAGCTCGCTGCCCTCAAGACCGGGTATGTTGAGTGAGCGGTGCAATGTTTCCAAGCTCAAGGTATATTCAGACCATGCCGAAACCCTCCCTCAAGCTCATCCCTCCCACTCCCTCCGTGACTCTCACCCTCGAGCCCTGCGATTGCGGGTGCAAGACTCTCATGATCTCGGAACACTCTCATGATCGTATCTCCTCCCGTGGGAGCGTCCGGATCGAAGAGCATGCCAGGGCTGGTAGAAGTGCATCTGTCTCGCGGGTGGTGTACTATCGCTGTTTGCATGGCAAAGGGAAAGAAACTGACTCTGCCCTCGTTCCCACTGAGGATGCCGAGACTGTTGCACTTGAGCTTGCATTCAAGACTCTCAAGACTCAGGGCTATACGCTCGCCTGAGTGCAATCCACCCTCTCGGGGAGTATACTGAGACCATGACAGCCACACCACGACGGTTCGAGTTCGAGTGTCCCAAGTGCGGAGCAACGCCTGGCAAGCACGGCAAGGGTGGGGATGGCAAGTGTAAAGCTCACGGTCATCTTTACAGCCACTCCAGCACGTGTGAAGGTATTGTTTGCAACTGTGATTTCGACGTCCCAGGGTATGATGAGCCGGATCACGGTGAAACCCACACTCTCCCGTGCAGTGCACGGTGCTATCACTGCGATTGGGAGGGTCGTCTGCCTCAATTGCCCAAGAAGATGCAAGAGTGGGAAAAGCGTGCTCTCGCAGCTGGGTGGACTCCTCCGGATGGGTGGTGCAAGACTCCGGTGAAAGTGGTAGACTGAACCATGGGAACGAATACGAATCTCACCTTCACTCTCGCTGTTACGGTGACTCTCGATTACTGCGAGTGCGGGTGCAAGACACTCGATGTGACTGAACGTAACCAAGATGGTGCGCGTCTCAGAGTGAATGGGAGCATATACTTGCGCGATACGTATCACAAGGGTGTGAGCGTGCAGTACTACCGCAGCTGCTGTGGAGCAGGGGGTCTCATCAAGGAGGGATCTGCACGGGATTGGGATGAGGCTCACAAGCTCGCCAGAATGATGGTCATTCACCGTTACACAGAGGTAGGGTACAAGCAGCTCGAGCCTCCTTTCACTGACATGGGAGCTGGAATCTAAACATGAGACTCACTTATATCAAATCTGACGGTACGTACAAGGCTCTTGGCGTCTCAAAACGAGAGGCATTCGAGCTCATCTCATCTCTCACGGGACACCTCGCTGGAGTTGGAGGCGGAGCATGCCCGGCGTTCACTTGCACTGATGCTAACGGTGAGAGATTCCACCTGAGCATTGTGCTCGAGCCCGAGAGCGTGCCGGTACCTCCCAGAGCTCGGGATACCGACCCCACAGAGGCCCCAGAGGAGACACAGAGTGGGCGTGCTCTGAGGTCGGAGAGACCCAAGCCAAAGGTATTCAAGGTACGAATGGAGCGGCCTCTGAGGTCCTTTGTGGTGAAACCCGGGAGGGAATGGTCTCCCGGGGAACCTCACCTCTCCTATGACCTCTGAGTGCAACACCTCTCGGTGTGAGTTATAACTGGACCATGAAGAACGAAGAGTTTGCAAACATCATCAATGCAGCTCGCAGTGCAATCGAATCCCAGCGTTCTGAGTGCCGTAAGAGGTTGAGGGAACTCTCCGATCAGCAGCGTGAGCGTCCGAGGAGGGACAACGAGGACGATATCTTCGAGATTGAAGCCGCGTTGAGGGCACTCCGCCCCGCTTACGAGAACCTTGAACCTGCTCTCGAGATTGACTTCGACTCATTCATGTGAGTGCAACGTTCCTCATTCCAAGGTATATCTGAATCATGAAAACGCGATACTCGTACCACCGTGCCATCTGCCTGATCACTCTGAGGGATGGTGTCATAGAGACCGGAGAGTACCTGGTAGCACAGCACGATGACCCTGCAGGTGGATTCGTGACTCTCAGCACAGCGCATCCATACAGGGACTTCACTCTCACTGCAGAAGAGTTCGGATCCCTTGGACCCTCTCTTTCGAACCTCATAGGAGCTGGCGGGTTAGGAGAGTTTCCCTCGGAAATTTCCCACTCTCCCAGTGCAAGTCTCTCTCCGGTGAGGTATGGTTGACTCATGGTGGCAAAACCCGTCTCTGCATTCGCTCTGCTCGAACGCGTTCTTGCTGAGCGTGATCTCCTACTCTCTGAACGTGACACCACTCAGATGGGTGTGAGGAGTCTCCTGTCTGAGATTGGAATCCAGCACAGTGGGTCCCTCGTGCAAGACATCTCAGACATGTTGATGGAGTACTACTACGCAAAGTGGGCACTGAACTCTCCGGGAAAACGTTCTGACCACTTGAGGGAGTACAGGAGGTATCGGAAACTTGTGAGAGAAAGTCTCAAGGGTGTAAGGGTGGTCACCTCTCGGACTCACTGAGACTCTTGCACCGAGGGAGATCTTTCCGAGGAATCTTTTCCCGGTGGAATCTCCCTCTCTTCCCAACTCTACACAGAGCTCCGTACCGGCTCTCTCCTCACCGAGGTCACTCTCCCGTGAGACTCGGAAAAGTGGATGCAGACTCCCACACGGATCTGAGGGACTCTGGCGGAGAGTGACCTGGAGTCTCTCCTGGGTATCCTCCTCACCGGAGCGTGCTGTGATTTAAACGACGAAAAGATTCCGCTCACCTCTCTGGCCCACCGAGGCCAGGAGACGATCTGTCGGAATCTTCCTTGCGCCGGACAAGAACCGGTCAGCGAATCCTGACCGGAGGTTCGGATTCTCTCAGGGAAAGTTTCAATGCCCTGATCCGTCTGATGATGTCCTCGGCCTTCCCGGTTGAACTTTCGAGGGAAATATTCGGGTCCCTCTCATAGAGACGGTCCCACACACGGGAGATCCGCGCCTCAGCGTCCCGGAGTTCCTCCAACAGTTCGGCCATCATGTCACGTTCGCTCATTGTGTCTCCCAGTCCTTCCAACAGCGCAAGGGGAGAGTCGGCACTCTCCCCTCCCTCCCCTGTCACCGGACCCTAAGGGGTCCAGAAAATCATTGGGAAATTTCCATCCCAACTCTTCCATGTGCACGAGCCAGGCATCGAAATCGGGCCGCTCACCGTCCTCCCTCATATAAAACTCCAGCTTGTGAGAAACCCTCACCCCACGGTCTGAAGTTTTGGGAAAATAAACCGTGATGAAGAGAAACGGGTCGGTGTCTTTGTCAAGGAAATTTTTCCTGACAATCTCCATGGTCGCTGCATCGGGTCCGTGGGCGAGAAACTTTTCTTCTGGCATCATGCGGTGTGTCCTTCCGTTAGGGTTGCATGGGGTGGCCACTGGCCACCATGATAGAGTTATACCATGGCAGCCAGTGGGTTGCACCAGCCTAACTTGGCCAGACCGGCCTCCTTGAGCACCCGGAGGAACTCCTTGGTGGTGTTCTTCGCCTTGGGGTTGCCGAACTCGCTCACCACCGAGCGGACCGTCACCTGCTCGGGAGCCACGGGGGCGTGGGCAGAGTCCGTGACCGGCTTCGGCCCGGGCCGCTTGAGCCCCCGAGCCTCGCGGATGGCCTGACGGGCAGCGCGATCGGCCGCGAGCTGGGCCTTGAAGGCCTCGAGTTCCGCACCCTTCCGCGGAGCACGCCGGCCGGAGGGGGTGGTGTAGCCGGTGACCTGAGCGAAGTACGAGGTGTTGGGGGCGGTGATGTTTTCCATGATTGATTCTCCTTACTTTCTAGTTATACACTTCTGCGGGGTGGGTTGCACTGAACCTGCGGGGGTAACCGGGGGTGAACGGTCTCGGCGAGGGGAGTGAGACCCCACACCGTTGCACCCCTCGCGGTCTTGCCCACCGGCATGATGAGACCCCGGCGGCGGAGAGAGGAGCTGAACCCGTTTGCACCCGAGGTGGCGGGGAGGAAGTACGAGTTACCCCAGCTCGCGGTGCAACCTGCAGGGCGCAGTGCATCACGGAGCACCCGCGAGGTGGCGGGACCAAGAGCGAGCAGGCGGAGGATTTTGCGAGCCGTAGGACCAAGACGCATTGTGTACCTTTCCGCGGGGGAGGGACCTTCCTCCCCACCATGATTCAGTTATACCACCCCAGCGAACCGGTTGCACCAGCGAGATGGACAGTGCAACACAGTTCAGAAATCTCGGACCCTCGGACCACAGGGAGGAGCGCGCAGATACCCCAGCTGGGGCCCCTGGCTAGCCCATACGGGGCCCCGGGGAGGGGCCCCCCACTTTACCCCCCAGGCCCCGGGGTACCCCCCTAGGCCAAGGTGTGTGGGGCCGCTGGGGCTCTGGCCCACCAGGTGAAACAGTGAAATTTTTTCTGGAGCAGATTTGAAGCCGTACGGGTCACTGTACAGTGAAATTTTTTCCAGAGAAATTTTGAGTCTGTACGGGTCATCGAAATTTCGAAATTTTTTCCAGAGAAATTTTGAGCGTGTACAGGTTGCTTGTGTATCACCGGTGCAAACCCACACCCTCTGTGGTATAAGTGTAACGATGGCACCCTATGGAAGCAACACAGACTGTGACTCTCTTGCCAGAGAGGTCTCATCGGCCCTTGGACTCATGAACACCGGCCTCGCAAGGGAGCGGGATCTTGCCAGAGAGCTGACCCTGCGCTGGGACCGGTCCCTCGTGAGACTTGCCTCTCTGTACGAGTGGGACAGGTCTCTCATTCATGATAGCGAGATCTCTGCCCCCGGGGGAGCTCCCTCTGTGAGCCCTCTGGGTCTCTTGCGGAGGCTTGTCAAGCTCCTCGGTCTCTCTGGTGCCAGAGTGAGAGAGCCCCTCCCGGGAGTGCTCGCGCTCTCCCACACTCTCTCATGTGGGGGCAGGGGGTGGGTACCATCGTTCTCTCTTCCCCGTGGAGACACTCTCGAGATTGATCCAACCGGTCACTCTCCTGCAGTGCTCGATGTGCTCACCGAGACTGTGCTCCGTCGGAGGAGGGTGAGTTGGAAGGACTCGCCTGGAAAGATTCTCATCCACGAGTGGAGGATTGGTACAGAGATTGAACTTACTCTCCAGCTCTCGGATTCTGATGGGGGACTCATTGAGGGGGTTGAGAGCACAGAGGGTCACTACACCGGGTGTCTCTTCTTGCAAACCTCACCCTGCGTGTACACAGGCCCAACTGGGCGGGTGAGAGAGTGGTTGGCGTTATTTATGAGGAAATGACCCACACACTGAGATCCCTCGTCGAAGACACCTCTGACACGAGAGCACAGAGACTGGACTATGCCAACCATGCATTCAAGCTCGCTGACCTCCGCTCGGGAAAGAGAGACACTCTGGGAGCGTACGATCGAGGTGTCTCTGAGTGCTCTAGAGCTCTCGTGAGGAGCTTCCAATCTCTGGGATTCATTTCGCAGATCACTCCGACAGGAGTCAGATCAGAGAAGAATCTTCCCGATGTTTCACCAAACCGTGTGTGGGCGAAAATCGCAAAAGAGCTCCCATTTGGGCTGAGCAAGGTATCGATTTTTCCAGAGTCAATCTACGGAGTTTGTGATGTTCCAACCGGCAAACGGTGGCTTCCCGAATTTTACCACCCCCGGGGGAATGTGTTCGATTATGATCCCACCGGTGATCTTGTGAGCAGCGCTAAATCTGCAATGCTACGCAAGATCGAAGAGCTGAGACCTCATCAAAAAGACGATCTCTCGGGTTTCAGGCTATTGGAGTGGCAGACAGTTTGTTCTCTTACCGTAACTCTCAGCGTCCATTCAAAGGGTGGCACTGCAACAGATATGTCAATCTCGCTAGCTCAGCAGCCAAAAATGCAAATCGATGCGGGTATTAGAACGCGATTGATGTGAAACAGAGTATTTAACCCGTGCAAGATCATACGCTACGAGGTCTCATAACAGAAGCCAGAGGAAGAGACGAGGAAACAGATCTCGTTGGAAGAGATAATTGGATGAAATCTGTTCTCTCATGGGATATCATTCGAGAATACGAGAGAATCGAATCCCTCAGTGTCGAGAGAGCAGATCGTATATGTGCGAAAACTCTTTACAATGATGACTGGCTCTCTCGGCTTGTGGCGGGATGTGGAACATACACGCACGTTGAGAACAGAACAGAGTTCGGCATAGACTTCACAGCGTCAGAATTCGAGATGACTCCAGATCAATTTTGTACTCACACTCTCAGACAGATGGGAATTAAAGACATCGAAAAAAATATCACTGGATACACGATCGGATATCTTGAGACGAAAAAAACGTTCTTTCCGGAAATCATCCTTGCACGAGGAGATATCTACAATTTCGATCCCGCAAGGACATCACTCGTTGGGACCGCCAGAAACATGCGAGATCGTTTGCGAGAACTCAGACCACTCAGGAAAGACGATCCTGTTTCTGTCGTATGGAAGGAATGGACGGTCGGACCAAGATTTTACTCGAAATGTCACGTAGATCAGGGCGCAGGTAAGCTGATCACTTCGTCAGCAGACTGCTGTCTCATATCTCAAACAGGAAAGAGCTTCGACAAACCATGACCGACCATACCCTCTCACGGCTCATCAGTGAGGGCGAATCAGACGATGAGAGTGAACCGACTCATCTCGATGGACGCGGTGACTACAGTCTCCATGCTCTCAATCGAGCTCGGAGGAGCGGAGACAGGGATTATCCCGCAGCAAGAGAGTGGGCAATTCAGTTTCCTAAAACTCTGCGGAGCACGGTGCCGCGAATACTTGCACGTATGGGTATCAGAGAGACCGAGTATCAACACGCTGCATACCAGTTTCGTAGCGTATCTCTACCGGTCTCACCCTCGCAAGTAATCCGTGGAATCTGCAAGGGTCTCGGTCTCAGACAAGGGGATCTAGAAGCAAATGGAATCACAAACACGATGGTTGCAACTCATTCATCGGGGCATGCATGGGTACCCGTTTTCTTGCACCCACGTGGAAATAAGCTTGAAATCGACCCGACGGGGATGTCTCTGTCTGAACTGGGTTCGAAGCTGAATATTGCTGTTAGCAAGCTGAGACCTGATCACAAAGATGATCTTATTGGAGTCGAGTACCATGAGTGGACGCTTGGTTCTGAGATCTCAATCTCGTGTTCGATTGTTGAAGAGACACCTGATGGGATGTTTGTAACTCTGAGCTATGATGATCTGACCGACGATGGAACAAATGTCGATGGTACAGTTTCGATTGGTGTCAGAAGCATTTTTCCTGTTTACCTGTATCCAACTGGCCGCGTACGGGAGAGTATTTGAATAAAATGTACACGATTAATAAACTCATTGCAGAATCAGATAATTGTAACGATCGTAATATCGGAAGAAACGTATACGTAAAATATGTTCTTTCTCGCGTAGAGGAAAGAATAGAGATTCTCGCAGGGAAAGAACGAGAATGGGCAGATAATATTTCAACTCGTTTGAAATTGACTCTTTCAGATACGATGAGAAAGATCGGATTTGACGTTAACGAGTATGACGAATTCTTTGTAGGAAAGCTGGAACGTACGCCAGTCAGCATTCTACGACGTATTGCAAAGGTATACAGTCTCGTACCGTCCAACGTCTCAGTTACCAGACAGAAATCGACATCACTCACGTGTACACACACGATGGGAAATGTTTTTGTACCGCATCTAAAGCACCCAAGAGGAAATACGTATTTTAATCCAGTAGGACATTCGCATGATGTGCTTCGTCAAGAGCTTCTAAATCATCACGATTTGAGAGATATCTGGAAGGATGATTTTTCTAATGTTGAATATCACGAATATGCTCTTGGTACAGAGATATCACTTGATATATCGATTAACGACGCAAGCACTGGCGCTCCGATTTATCTTGAGATGACATCAGATACGCCCGTAAATGGCAGGATATCATTTGGGAAAACGTATGATCCAGTATTCCTGTATCGAACCGGTCGAACGAGAGAGTGGATTTAGCGTATATTTATACGTGAATGTCAGACTTTACGCTAAGCTCGCTCATTGAAGCTCGTGATACTCTGCTAACTGGCGAGGAGACACCGGAAGAGTTGAGGGCTCTTGAACCTGCTGGTAGAGAGCGGTGGATGAAATACGTTCTCAAACGTACTCTAAGTCTCCCTCACAACAGAAAGCTGGTCAAGGACTGGAATCTCGACGCTGGGAAAGAGAGATTCGTCGGTCCAAAGGCTCCTGGATACTACAGAGTGATGCGTACGCTCTCGAACATTATGTCTCATATGCCAACGCTCGAGCCGATGTCATACAATGCAGAGGGACTTCCTTATTACTGGACATCTTCTTACGCACCAGATGAGGCTCAAGAACTGAGAGAACGAATTCATTCTCGTATCTCGTCTCTCGGATATGAAGAAGTCGTACAGCCCATTCCTAAAATGCCAAATGGTTTGACTCCGGTTCAACAGCAGGCGTACGCAACACGTACTGCGGGTGCTGGTGGGAGTTACACTTTTATGTATGAGCTTGGTACGCTTCTCTTGCCAGTTCTCACGCTCTCTCGCGGAAATGATGAGACGCCGATCATAACCGCCACAGATGTTTCAAAGTCTCCAACTCTCATACGTGTTCTTTCTACGGAGCCCGGAGACACAGTTGGATATCTCGGTGCTGTTAGTGCACTCAGACCAGATGCAAAAGACACTCCAAGAGTTGACGAACTTGAAGAGTATTCTGTAGGCGTAACGTTCGCTGTATACTTTGCAGCACAAACGGACGGCACATTGACAGTATCTATAACGACCGGTCACAGTCTCATAGCACTGGGTTCTATTGGGAATAGAATTCCTGCGGATTTCTGATGTCACACATAACGCTTGAATCGCTCATTGACGACGAGTCAGATGCGACTCCACAGGATATCTTGCTAGCTCGGAGAGAGTGGGCACGTCATGTCATGGAACGAGTACGATCTCATCCGCTTAATCGAAATACGATTCACAGGTTCTGTCTTGATCAGAAGTTCAAAGATAAGTGCAATGACAGTGCCACTGTTAACGAGCTATTTCAATCTGTTGTATCTTCAGTAAAGCGAGCTCTGAGACGGCACCGTATCGTTTCCGATACCGCTGAACAATATAGACGGCTTGGGTATAACAGCTCGTACTCCAGTGTCCTTAGGACAGAGTCATCTGTGAATCAGATTGTCGACGCCTGTATCCGTGAACTCTCGAAGAGTTTGAAGGTCGAAGGCGTCTCTGGTCATGGCGTACTCAAGCTTGTCGACATCAACGTTGGTTCGATATGGCTTCCTGTCCTGACACTAACACGTGGAGACGAGGTACAGATTCCATGGACGCGAGATACATCCGATATAAGACATAACCTTGGAATACCATCCAGGCCTGGTCAGGGAATTTATGACCCTCTAACTCCTTTCTTTGAAGCCATTGGAGCTCTGAGACCGGGATACAAGGATGATCCTCACTGTAACGCGCTTGAGGAGTATGATGTCACTGTCACACTCTTCCTGAATGTTATGGAGGTTCAACCGCAGACGATTATCTTCGGTCTCACAATGACCGACTGTATCACCCGAGGGTCAACAGGGAAACGGATTGCAGTGAGTTATTTATGAGTATGCTTCAATACTCATTGAGTTCGCTACTTCGTGAGGGTTATTCTCTAAATGCCGACGATACTCCGAATCAACGTAAAGAGTGGATAAATTACATTGTTCAGAGAGTCGCAAGACATCCTCTGAACCGCTCGATCGTTGAAAAGTGGAAACTTACAGACTGTTACGAGATATCTGATGTACCGTACCACAAAAATCTTGTTGTACAGATAACTCGAGCTTGTCAGAGAGCTCTGAGCCCGAGTGTACACCAACAAATAGATGTGGCTGATGCACACTCTTCTTATTACACGAATGTTGATGTGACAGGTACACGATACAGTATCCCAGATGCAAGAGATGCGCTCAAGGCCGTTGCAAAACGTTTCCGCGCTAGCGATTTCATTGAGCAACAGGAATCAGATTTCGCAGATTTCAACTGTAACATGAGTATGGGAACTCTCTGGCTTCCTGTTATTTCGTTTCCAAGAGGAAATGAGTGTCATATCGAGCCGATTTTTTTTGCAAGGGACGCTTTTAATCTCTCGACTGCAGACTTTTCACGAGAGGCTCCTTATCTTGTCGCGGTATCAAATCTGAGAGCTGAACACAAGGATGATCCACTTTGTAGAGAACTTGAAGAGTGCGCAGTGTCATGCAAACTGCAGGTTAGCATCGGCGCAGATACGAGTAGCGGAGATCTTTCTCTCTTTTTGACTGTCTCTGATCTCAAACTAGATGGATGGACAGGTAAGAGAGTTCGAGTAGATTATTTATAGTCTGAGATGATCTATACGCTTCGCTCTCTGATCGCAGAGGGTCCCGATGATGACGACCGTATTACGAATCGGTATCTTACGGCTCACAATGCTTACGAACTTTCGCGTAGAGCAACGCGTCTTCGTCGTCCACCAGAGAGTCACGAAATTTTTAGTGTCATCAAACGTGTGCTGCCAGATGACACATTCACCGTTGACGAGCAATCAACGGATATACTGTGTTCGTGTAATGTATTCGTGCACGGAGTTACAGATCTTTCCACTGGAGACGTCAGTAATAAGATCATAAAAGGTCTCTCATCTCTTTTGGGAAAGCCACTCTATTCAGATTCTGAAGGCTCCCCCGTATGGAAGGGCGGCACAATCAGCGTTCCTGTTTTCCGCACGCTATCTCGTGGTGTGATACATTATGACGATGCTGCGAACAATTACGGCCAACCGAAGCCGTCGGACAGAGAGCTAGCTCTCATATCGCAATCAGACGATCCGGCTGACGTATCTGGGAAAAATACTGATTTCTTTCTTTCAGATGAGTTTAGATCTTTTGCTACAATTACTTCGCTACCAAAGAAGCGAGAGTATGATATCACAGATTTCGACATTGTCGAGTGGAATGTGATTATGTCGCTCACGGATTCAGCATATTTTGTTGACGAAGATGAAAATGAAATTGAATGGGATGATCCGCTTCCAACGAAAGCAGTTGGACAGATTCAAGTGCAGCTCAATGGATACGTGATTACATCACCAACAGGAAGAAAGAAGAGCTACAAATGAATCATACACTAAAGAATCTGATTCTCGAATCAGAACCACCTGGGCAAGCTGGAGACGATGTATGGGCTCGTCGTAAGTATTTTCAAGAGATTCTTGCAGCTGCCGAGAGACTACCGAAACGTCTCATTACGATTGACGAGAACACGTTCCAACAGATCGTAAATAAAGCTCTTGACGCTGCAGGATACACTTACTACCTACACACCGGATTTGAAGAGAAGAGACCTGCTGGCAATTATGACAAAGTTTCATATACATTGAATTTTTCAATGAATCAAGATCTTGAAACAGATCTCTTGCCTGCTGAAACTTTCTTGAATAAGCTTTCCAGTCTCATCGATTCAGTAACACGCTCAAAGGGCACGTATGAGACGCATCAGAACTATCTCTCTCCGGCAGGTACTGTCTGGGTGCCTGAGTTCAAAACTTCTGGTCGTGGGATTGCGACAACGCATATGTTTAATCCTCCGGACCGTCTCAAAAATGCGCAATATGTCCCTGCAACAAGAAGGAACACAGATAAGCTCGCGAATGACTCGTATCTCGCTGGAGACCCTGCGGCATACAGTGGGCTACGTCTGACTGGAACGAAGCTTAACAGACTGATTGACGTGCTGCTAAATAAGCTTCAAGACAAGCATGAGTATCACCTCACAGATGCTGAATTCGTAGAGTGGTCCTGCGCTTACAGCTGGGACATTTACTGCGACGTGACAGATGGAAGCGGATGCGCTCTCGATTTGGACTCTGTCATACCAGAAGGAGCTCAGATTGACGGATCTGTCTGTTTCTCGAATGATCTCATCCTGATTCATCCAACGGGTAAGAGACGCAAGTTCAGATTAGAGGCTTAAATGCACAATGGGACTTCGATTCGAAGTCCCATTGTGCATTTAAGAAGCGAGACTCTCTAGCGTCTAAGGGACGCCAGCACCCGGCTGTCTGCGTGAGGTTCTTTGAAACAGATGATCTCATAACGCACTTGACTGGTACGTTATTTCCGCCAACTGCAGGCTGATTTTCGATCTTTTCGTTCTCTTCAAGACCGGTCGAATCAGCCAATCCGTCAACAAACACCATCAGTTGAAGTGTATCGCCCATTGCGTCCATCACAATTGCAGGGCGGTCGAGCAATGCACTTTCAACCGTCAGTGTAAACTTTACAATATCTCCCAATGCTGCCATGATCTATGATCTCCCGAGTATTATATAGGTGTTACCATGAGATAACGACAACAATTCCGCCGGCGCCAGCGCCGCCAGCTCCAGATGCGAAACCATTTTCGCTAGCTCCTCCTCCTCCACCGCCTGCACCGTAGTTCCCTCCAGTACCACCAGCGGCTGCTGGAGCTGCTAGCGCAGCTCCCCCCCCTCCTCCACCGCCCCCACCGGCGGGATATCCAACCGCCGCAGATGGGCCGGCCCCACCGGCAACTCCAGCCCCGCCAGCAGTACCTCCAGTCGTAGATCCCCACATTGTTGCTCGAGCTCCGCCGGCAGCGCCGGCGCTTGCTACGTTTGCGGTCGTGATTCCTCCGCCCCCGCCACCACCGCTTCCTCCGCCGGGGCTCGCTGCTCCAACAGTACCTGCAGCTCCAGTTGCGCTTGATCCTCCACCAGCCGCGCCGGCGAGCTCTCCTACTCCAGCAGTACCACCCGCTACGGCTACGGCGGTACCGCCACCCCCGCCGAAGGCTCCAGTTGCACGCACAATAGTCGTGCCTGTTCCAAAACTTGATGTACCTCCGGCAGTACCAGCAGCACCGTTTGTAGAGTCAACTGCAATCGCAGCTCCACCAGGACCACCTATTCCGACGATTACCGTTTCAGTCGCTCCTAGCGCAGATGCAGGAATCGTAGTCTCAGATCTTCCTCCTCCTCCACCGCCGGCTCCAGCGGAGCGCACCGTACCTGCAAGACCGCGTCTTCCTGATCCCCCGCCCCCGCCGCCTCCTATCATTACGACTTCTACTGATCTTGCGTAAGCGGGTTTTGTCCACGTATACGATCCCGGAACTGTGTACACGTTTGCTCTGGATCCATTCAAGATCCAGTTAGCCGAGCCCGCGGCGGCGCTTTGACACGTCCATGCAAGAGAACCGCTCACGTCAATCCATCGTGATCCAGTCGTATATCCTTGCGTACTGTCATTAGAAACGGTTGGAGGCGTAACTGCAAGAAAATTGTTAATTGGAAGTGAGCTCGTCAGTACATACTGCGTATGGGGATTCGATGCAGAATTGTGAGCAATCATTGCTTGGTTGATCGTACCAGCTAGCGATGCTGTTAGCGCATAAACAGTATGCGGATCTGACGCCGCAATATGCGCTGCCAAAGATGCGCTACCAAAATTTGATACGCTTACTTGTTTTGTTACACCAGACTGTACAAGTACGGCTATTTCTGCATCAGATAGCGGAAGCGATGCGGATGGCAGATCTGTTATTTTTACGTTCGTCATGTCTTTATCAAATCTCCGGATTCAGTAGAAATAAAATCACCACTTTCTGTAATCAAAAGATTTTCAGGCGGCGGCGTTGTTTGAGTTACTTGCGATGATCCAAGATATCCAACTATAGAATATCGAGAATTAAAATATTGAATTCTCGATATTGTACGTATTTTTTTCTTCATATCGACGATCCAGATGGCATAAGCTCAATCAGCAAATTTGGTGACATTGTTCTGTCAATCGTCGTCAGCCCAGCGAAGAGTGAATATTGCGAACCGGCCGTACCTGTAAGATACAAATTGACTATACGTACATCAAGCGAAAGCGATCCGGACACGCCAACTGGAAAATATTTAGATCCTGTCACACTTGGAGAAAATCCTACGTTAATAACAGAAGCGGAGTCGTTTTGCAGTGTAAAATATTGCGTTGCCCATGGAAATCTGTGAACGACTCCACCTACCGGGAGCGTCGACGCAGTAATCCATGGTAGAGCAGAGACTTGGTATTCGGGTACCATTCCAAATCCTGATTTTGGGTTTCCTAGAGACATCTTGGTATAATTAGCTCCGCAATTAATATAATGTGTGTATGTCAGCACAGTGGTGCACTGGAGCACAAAATATCGGAGGAATCGGTGGGTATCCTGGACTCGGAGGGTTCTCTCCTCATCCTCTTGGATGGGGAGTTACACCGCCAGTGTCTCAAACATCCCAGTCTGTGGCGCCACCGTCTGAATCTCCGGAAAAATATTCGTATACATTCGAATTCAGATATGAACAGAGACCTTGCTTTCTGAGTTGCGAACATCGATGGATCGCGGGTTACAGATCTTGGGAACTAAAAACGTTCTGGATGGATGGTACAGGTTTGCAGAAGGATGGAGTTGACTGGGTAATCGCTTCGCTCAGGGATCACAAGACAAAGCTTGAATCTCTTGGACTCAATGTTAATGCAGAGATCAGAAAGCTTGGAGGTACTCCTTGAGCACATTTGTTCACGGCGGCTCTCTGGATGATGTTACGACAAGATTCGGCGGACTGTTCGATATCGCGTATATCGATCCACCGTGGCCATACGATGGAGATCCCAACAAGATGGGTGCAGCTGGAAAGCATTACTCGCTCATGTCAGAGGCGGATATCTCAGCTCTTCCTGTGCGCAAGCTATTTGGAAAACGTGGAGTTGCCTTTGTTTGGGCAACCGGACCCAAGATGTCAATGGCATACAGATGTATTGCCGCTTGGGGGCTCTATGACCGTGGGCTCGGTGCCGTTTGGATCAAGACATCTAAGAAAACTGGAAAAGTGATCGGAGCTCAGGGCGTTCGTCCATCTCACGTAAAGCAGCTTGACGAATTCTTGATCATTGCATCGACCGTCCCAACGGGAAGAACGTTTCCTCTCTTGACAGAGAGTCAAGAGCAGAATGTCTTCACACCCAGAGGTGCACATTCATGGAAGCCACCCGTCTTCCGTGAGAGAATCACGCAGCTTTTCGGCGATCGTCCCAGAATCGAGCTTTTTGCACGTGAGACAGCCCCGGGGTGGCACTGCTGGGGTCACGGAGTGCAATCTCAGAACACTCCGATTATAGTGACACCATGATATATGAGTGCCAATGCAAGGTGTGCGAAATCAGTGAATACGAGGCAAGTGTGAAAGACGATGTACCTACCAAATGTCCAAAATGCGGATCAGAAGGATTCAAAAGATTGATCTCTCTGACGAAATTCTTGTTGGTTGGCGGCGGCTGGGCATCTGACGGATATTCGAGCTCAAAATTATGAAACGTACAAAACCAAAAGCGAACGTTGGCCTTGTTCTTGCAAACGGAATCGCAAAGCTTCTAGACATTATCTCCGTATACGTACCAAAGTGTTCATGCGGAGATTTTGCGACTTACGTTTCGATTCAAAAAGAAACGAAAATCTGTGATGCTTGTTACAAGCTTCTTCCTTCTGCACAGAGAAAGCGTTCTCTTACAGGATTGAAACTGTGGATCGAGATTCCTGATGCTGAATCGATACGATATGCAATAAAAACGAAAAAATGGCTTAAGCTTGAAAATCTAGAATCAAAGCTTAACTGATAATCGTACAATCGGGCTGTGGAAAAGAAAACATTTACTCTCAGCAGCCTGATAGAGAAATTGAACGGTAAAACAGAAGATCTCTTCAGCCAAATAATCGCTGAAATTCGGATCTCTGGATGTAAATGCCCTGATAACCCATGGCATCCTGAGAAACTCCATGTGAGTAAGATACCATCAGGTTTCTCAGTAAAATGCGATATCTGTTCAAGCGAAACGAACTATGAATGGAAACTTTGGAAGCAAGAAGTGTAAATACTTCATAAAAATCTGAAGATGTTCATAGATGATCACATACAAATTTCGGAATCTTCTCCACGAGCCCACGATTCTTTGTCTTGTCGATGATGTCATCAGCGTACACGCATATCTTCGTAAGAAGACAGACAAGAAATTCTCTGATTTGGGATACACGACTCGTGTGATTCTTCAGGGATTCGAAGAAAAAGAATTCGAAGGTATCGGTATCGACATACTTCAATCGGGCGGCGAGATTACGAAGGCTTTTTTGCTATCGAGAGGCGAAGGAGATAAAAAAGAGATTGGCTGGTACAATGAAGAGCTAGCTCTTGATGTGTGTGGAAGGAGACTCGATATCAGCATCGTAAAATCTCCTCATAGCGCTTCCAAAAATCAAAAGAAAAAGCGCAAGCGGTTCTATCCCGAACCACCTCCTGACATGACTCCCGGTGAATTAGATGTCAAAAAAAGATAAGACTCCGTCTTCTCGTGCATACGACATTCTCATCAAAGCAGAAAGAATTCTTGACTGCGGAAAACGTCATATCAAAGGTGACGTTTCACTTTACAAGGGCCCGTTTGAAAGCTTTATTCACAGGAATCCCGTCCCAGGTGAATGGTGGGCAACGCATCATTCGATCGTTGGTGCAGTTATCAAAGCCGGGAAAGGCGATGGCATGGGAATGATCCTTGCACTATCTGCTCTGCTTGCAACAATCATTGCTTCTGGATACTCTCCGGATTGGACTGCATATCGTGCCCGAGGATTTCCTCATTGGTGCAATCATCTAGACTGGAGCAAGATCCAAGTGTTTAGTGATGATCGTGACGTAACTTGGGAGCAGATTGAAGAGTTGTTCTCAGTCTCGAGAACTCAGCTTCTGATCGAGCGCTCTTCAATTCACGATTCCTAATGGAGTGATATCAAACGCAGTAAAGTCAAGAGATTGATGACCAACAACGTGCGATGTATCAGCCATTGAACCAGACACAGGATGCCCAGTCGTCGATGACGTTGCAACCCAATAAATGTGACGGTTGCTTACGTTCGACCATGCCTTCATCTTGTAGACCGTCTTGAGAGGAGACGTCACCGTTACGTATTGAATCGATCCACTAAATTCTACAACAAGCTTATTAGTATTCAGTTCCCTGATTCTAGGCCCGTGCTGAATGCCGAGTGTACCTGCAAAATTTGAATTGATTACTGCCATGTAACCTCGAGAATTGAACTCCTGCGCGAGTTGTACCTGTTCCTGGAGTCGTTCCGCTAACCCATGGGATTGAGTGCTTGATCGAAGAAACAGATGAGTCTGATCCTAGTACGGCCCTTTGTGTAACGTTATTGATATCGTGCACATTCGTTTTGTATATTTCGCGTACAAAGTCTAGCGTGCCGCATATTCCGTACGATGATGTCGTTTCGTTCATTCCAACGTAGATCGGAAATTCATCGTATTGTGTTGGAGAGAAAGAGTTATTCGGTTGCAACGCAGTTGTTTGATTAAAATACGAAAGACGATCAATAGATAGAAATTTCGTATCGACAAAAAGCGGATGTGCTATTCCTCCGTCTGTAGAGTACGACGTTCCAACCGTCGTTGCTGGTATTTGAGTACCAGCAGTTTCATTCGTCGTAAGGGGAGACCAAACAACAAATGGTACAGTAGGAGAGCTTCCGCTAATCGGATTATACGATCCAGCATAGAAAAATTTATCGTATGCAGAGTCATCCCACTGATCACGTGCGATATAGATTGAATCTTTGCTTGCAACGATTTGATATCTGTGCGGAGCCGAAGTCGAAAACTGAAATACGAATGCGACCATATCGTCATTTGTTGTAACAAACGATCCTCCAAATGCATTAGAGCGTGGAAATACAGACAATCTATTTGTTGCAGATCCGCTTGTCCAGACCGCCGTACCCTTTCGATCAGATCCGCTTAGCGTTGTCGTTCCGTTCCACGGGTCGATTGCCGTCGATCCGCTAAATGCAGTCGCAACAGCAATTCCAAAATTATTTTGTGATGCAGCTGCAGAACCTCCTATTTTCGCATGATCGTTCGTCGTGTTACCGAATGTTACTCCCGTACCAGAGTACTGTATGAGAATGTCGAATGGAACAGAAGCAGACGCAAATCTAAAACACGCCCAGCTATTATCTCCGAACGGCTGATTCTGATCATAAAAATTCGTACCTGTTTGTCCGCAGTCGCTCGGTCGAGTCCCGGTGTTATATGCAAGTCTCTGAATCCCGAGATCAGATCCGCTGTTCAGAAAGTCATATGTGACTTTGAACATTGCTTGAATCGTTCCCGATATTGTCGGTATCACGGCAAACAGATGCTCAATAGATCCTTTATACGTTGGCATGTCAGGTAAACTTTCCTTCAATATATGCTTCTGTGCAAGAAACGAAATGCTCTCCGATCACTGTACCAGAAGGATACATCCATAGTCTTGCTTCGATAACACCGGAGCCCGTTATTGTATTAAAAAGAGATGTTAGATTCACAGACAGCTGCGTTGGCCCGACACCACTCGTTGACAATGTACTGCCTACAACTTGCGCAGGCGGGTACGTTATGATACCGTCTGTGTCGTACAGATCGATTGAAGCAGACTGATATGGTGATGTTGTCTGAATTGTTGCTCTGAATGTCCAGAGCTTACTGGCCGTCAAAAAATCAGTGTAAGCAAAACGTGTTGATCCGATGATCTTCTTAGAGAGAATACTTTGTGTTGTTGAATCGGTACCGGCTCCCATCCAGAGTCTGCAAACGCGAGATGGATTCGAACTTGTGGAATCTGTACCGGCTGGTCCAGTTGGACCCGTAGCACCGTCTAGACCGTCCGTGCCATTCGTACCGTCAGCTCCAGTTGGACCGGTCGGGCCCGTTGGTCCAACTCCTCCGCCTCCACCAGATGATCCTCCGGCTCCGAATGTCACCCATTGCGTTTTATCCCACGACATGCAAACTGCTGCATATGACGACGTGAGCATATATTTGGTCCATCCGTCAATGTCTGCGCCGGATTCGCCTAGAATCATGATAGGATAGACAGACGCAATTCCAGCTGCATCTTTGATGAACACCATCTGTCCATCTCTCGGATCGGGTGGAAGTGTGCATGTCACGCCCATCTCTCGTACTCCGATATTCACCCAACAATTATCATCGTTGAGAGAGATCTCTCTTTGATTCTCATAATCGGCTGATGCTACTGAAAATCTGGAAGTAAGTTGCAATTCTGATGGACTGGAAGTGGTACCAATCTGCAATGGATGAGGAATCGCAATTCTCTTAATCCGATCAGCGTCATCTCGTACGATGACGAACGGTTCTTTTTCAATTTCGCTTGCTTTTACAGGCCTAAACATTCAATTCTCACAGAGAAAGATTTTTTGTATTCTTACCTTGCAAGGTAATCTTGAGATTTGCATTTTTGAGTGTTTCTTTAACAAGCTCTGGTCTATTTCTAGAAGTGTTGTCAAAGAAAGGAAGCGAAGACGTAGCTTCAGTTGAAAGATTGCTAGAATCAGTAAGAGCCGGCTCTACGTCTGTACCTGAATCTATTGATACGAATCTAACACTAACTGGTGCAGATTTGATCTGAGTGCGACCTCTTTTAGACACGAATTTTGTGTCTTGTCTCTGTTCGAGCATGTCTCTCATCATACCAAAATTTCTAGATGAGAAAATTGCAGTTGACTGACGAGCTTGAATGCCTGCGAGACCATATCGATATCCTCTTAGTACGGCTCCGTATCCTATGACTGTAGGTACACCGTCATTCGTACCGAAAGAAAAAGATAGAGGATTTACATTGGTAATTCCTTCATTGTCTATCGTTTTCCACCCGCACGGGCGCGTTGAATCGTTATACATGTACGGAATAACTTTTCTAAAGCTCGGTGCATTTAGAAGTCTTTTTGTTACAGAGAATCCTCCGTGTATTGTTGTACCAGAAGAATCTTTGTACGACATCGATCCAGTATACGCGTATTGATCATCTATTAGTGATGGAGCAGTATCGCCAATGCCATACATGTGCGCCATATAGACGTTTTCCGGAGGCATTGCAATCGAAGAAGATCTAAATCCATTTAGCGGCGTAAACTCCGTTGGCTCAGCTAGCAGCATAAGCCCTCCATATACACCTGCATTTGATTTAAAACTGCTGCTCAAAGGAGTAACTCCATCGATCGCAACAGTTACCATTTCAGCCCATCCGAGTGTAGCTAGACTTGTTGGAGTTCTTGGAACTCCAAAAGTAATCGATGAAAATGAAGTAAGAGATGCAGAATGGTCAGCATCAATCAACTTTTCGAATCCGATTGCACCATTTATTCTTTGAGCGTTTGCGTAATACGGTTCGAATGGAAAAGCGCGATCCCATCTTCTGATTCCATCGTAACCGTGAATGCTTACGTATTGATAGTATTTTGCAGCAAATGAAGAAGTTGTAAATCCTCTTAGCTGACCGACGTTTCCAAGTTTATGTTCTATAGGATCGACAGAATACTGTCCAGAGAGTTTCAGAATGTCAATTGGATTCGGAGGCAAACTGTCATAAATGCACTCGTCATCTGACACGCTTGTAAAGAATTTTTCGAACCCACAAGTTTCGTATCTTGGAATATATCTGTCTGATGAGACTTTCGTAAAATCGAAAGAGTTTTCAGATGATCTAATGCGAGAGCCAGCATAATCTCTTGTTCCTGTTACAAGCTGTACGGCACGAGTTGAACTAGCTAGCTTGGTGACCAAGCTTCCAGAGAACTGTGAATCAAAAACAGATCCAATGTAAGCGTCTGATCTGTCAAGAAGAAATATATCTGACGGCGGAGATGCATCAGTAACCCTGATTGCTGGAGTCTGATCTTGTTCAGTTACGGGAAAGAATTCTCTTTGATTTCCAGCCGTTAGCGTGTAACCGTGTAGTTGCACTATTCCCTGACCAACGTTAACAGAGATATCGTGAGATCCTGTAATGTGTACAATATCAGCCGTCTGCCATGTCGTTTCTGCTCCAAACCATGGTCTGTGTTTCGCTAGCGCGATTATGAATTTATCGCCAGGATATACGATGTACGGAGTTTCGACAGTTTTTGTGAAATTTTGAAATTGAGTGTAGAAAACTGCAAAAGGGTCTACACCATATGCCGCCGCGGCGACTGCTGCTGTATCGTAACCGTGTACACCGACATAATCGAAAGCAGAGTCGAGAGACTGTGTTGTCGGAGACGTTATTGCAGTAAAAAGCGATCTTGGTGATACAGATCCATCGTAGCGGTGGCCATGCGGAATCGCAGCGTACGCCTCTGCATCTCTTGAATATTCTACTGCTTGCCCTGCTAGCAGAAATCCTGTTGTTTTCGTTGCCTTTACAGTCGACTGTATACTACCAGTGTAATAACCGTTTGAAGATGACGCGACAACAACTGTAGGGTATCCAAACTGTCTGTAACCAATCGGGTGATACGTGATCAGATCTTGAGGCCCTGGATAGATTGAGCTCGTAAGAATGTTATCTTGCGTTGGAATTATCGTTCCGGAAGCGATCAAATCTCTCGCAGTTTCGTCTCTTTGTCTTATAAGCGCGAAAGTGACTGCAGGACCACCAACAGATCTATAATTTTGAGCCTCTACGAATCTTGTTTTGTCAGAGAACCATCCAGGTCCTGCTTTGATTGGTATCGAGAAAGAAACCTTGTCAACAATGATCGGCTCTGTTCCAGTGTACTCGATACAAGAATTCGTATCATGTTTAAACTCCGCAATATTCAGTGGATTCGATCCCGATATCACATTGCTCATCAAATAAGATGAAGCTTTCGTAAATTCTTTGTTGGGCTGTACAGCTATTTGACCAACGGTTGGCTGATACAAAGAGCCAGAGAATTGTATTACGCCAAAAGGTCCAAAGAGCTTGTAATCTTCGAATCCCGGAGTTCTATAAACACCAGCGGGTCCAATACTATCAAATCTCTGCGTTTGAGAATTGTAATATAGAAGATCAGGAGCTTGCGCTAGCATTGCACTGGAGGATGCAACTGGTATACTAAACGTTATACATCTCTCTGAACTCGTCGGACCAGAAACTGGTACGGGCTCCGGGCTAGCCGTCTGATAGCGTGTGCCACTCGAGATCGTCGACGCGTCGCCAGTATCGCCGAGCCAGATGTGTTCGCTAAAAGGTTTAGTACTGCTACGTCTTCTCCCTATCCACCCATCGCTCGTATACGTTCGCGGAGATAGAGTTGAAGTGATTGTGGTTGTAACATCGACTGCTCCATCAGCAAGTCGAGTCGTATCTGCGTACCTTACTGGAAGAAGTGTCGGAAAGGATACGTTCTGTGGTTTCTCTATGATCGTAATCCTGTCGTCAAATTCGCCGGCATCGGGAAGATATCTTTCGATATCTGCATCTCTAATGCGTACTCTCGGTCCATTAGAATTCGTTGGACTCTTTGGGCGGAACTTGAGCACAGCTCCGGCGTTATCAGACCCGGGCCAGTCTCTATCAAGCTGCGCGTTAACCCTTGTGACTGTTCTAGATCCGCCTCTAAGCTCGATATTTGTTGTAAAATCTCTATATTTTGTAGTTGAGATAATTGTACCGATCGCAGCTGCTGACGATGCACCAGAAAAATTTCTTTTAGGCGAGTATCTATACTGAATTTCACCAGTTGGCTTCAGCCAGCATTCAAAATTCAATATAGCAGTATCAGACGTGTATGTTGCCCATGCTGTCCATCTCGTACAGAACGTTTTTAGACCGTCTTCCGGGTCGACGAAACTCCTCACGAAGACTCCTCCGCCCTCGGTGCTTCGCGCCATTGTAAGATCATCGTGCCATGGAAATAGTCTCGGTCCCTCAGGCGTTGCTGCGTAACTCGGAGTTACAGTGCTCACAGACGGTATTGACGATGCTCCATCTGTGAGTTGCAACCACCCATTCGAGTTTACGAAAACGTAATCGTAATTGCTAAACTCGAATGGAAAACTGAATCCAATTGCGAAGCTTGTACGAGTAAATGCAGTATTTGCTGCACCAAACGTAGAGTACTGACTGGCTGGGAAGGGTGCAGATCCTGTGATAATCCCTCCGAATACATCATCAGTGTATGTGTCGCCCACTCCAACTCCTGCCGCTGGATTTCTATGAGCGATTACTAGTGTGTACCCAAGATAGCGAGAGTAAAGCTGTTCTGGAGTTAGAGCAACCGGCGCGAACTCTTTCGCAATCTTTTTCGTAAGCACATAATCGTCTAGATTCATCATTTTGTGAGTCCACAGTATGCAACGCTGTCAGTTCCATACGGAGTGTCGCAAACAAATCCGCTTGTGCCTCTGTATCTCACTCCAACGCCAGATTCTTCTGTATTATAGCTCGTGTCAGGCTGCGAGAATGCGATTCTTGAGATGTATCGTCTGTATCTCGTATCGTCGAATTTTAGACTGATTCGTTGTCTCGAGTATTTTTCTACTCTTATACCTGAGTATCTATCCGACACACCGCCATCTTTCAGAGGATCGACCGATATTGGAGGGATATCCCTATCACCGAATGAAGACGTCTCATCTGCACCAACGCTGCGTACAGCAGAGTACCCTTTGGCTGTACTCTGCATGACAAACGATCCTGTAACATTCGTAACGGAAGATCTCAATCGTAGCGCCGGCGATATCTCATAATCAGAGTCAGAAACGGTAGTAAAGTACTTTGCTTCTGCGTGACCGATGGAAGTGTCGACGAAGTCGTGATTCGTTGCATCTTCTGAATCTCCGCTGTGAATAACGCACATTGGCTGCAGAGCTTGTTTTTGAGATCTGATCTCAACTCCTGATCTGAATCTATCATACTCAGATGTGTCAATTCCTCCTGAACCTGTTTGGGGTCTCTGCGGTGAATCATCGAATGGTATCATCAGTATCTCCTTACAAGTCCAGTTATGAGTGTCAGGCCAATCTGCCGGTCTCTCAGAGAATCACTCTCGCTGATGTAATAAGTTGGCGGTATGTAACGAATTCTTGCCCTCTCGTGCAATCCAGGTTCGATCACGTAGTTCATACCATTGAATCTTGCTTTATTCGGTATGAACTGAGCAAGTAGATCACCTATACTTGCTTGAATCCATTTGAAGAATGAGTGATAGGTCTTGAAATTGACTCTTCCGGCGAGCCTTGAAGAATGAGCCGAGACTAGCTTTGCAATATCAGAGTACGAATCATCGTACAAATTGTGTACAGCTCCCATGTATGTGTCGAGGAGCTCTGGATTTCCGATTGACCTGATGATGTCTCTGTTGTAGATATCAACGAGTCCCATCTCTACTGTGACGTACGGATTATCGTAAGAAGTTTCCTTTGGATTAATTCTTGTCACAGGAGCGATATCCTCCCAGCTGTACCCTTCAAAAGAGCTCCTATCTTGATAACTTCTAATTCTAATCTTGTAATCAGTAATCGACTCATCGAACGATGGGGCAATGTGCGTGTATTCGAAATACGCGTTTTTGTAAGGAGTGACAGATGCTTCGAAGCCACTTCCGATTCCTGATACAAGTGATCCAGAAATCGTATTCGCGAATGAGAACGCGCCCGCGCTCGTCGCTGGCTCTGTCTGCTTTACAAAAATCTCTGATCTCAGTCTTCCCCAAGAGCCTGTAACATCGCTGTATCTCAGTCCTGATGAGAGAGCATCATCGCTTCCATAATTGTACGGATCGAGTGCATGCTCTCTGATTGCTTTGTAAGACAGAGCGTGATTCCACCATCTTGTTCTACCAAGACGATATCCAGATGAACCTGATGCAAATTCATTTCCTTCGATAAAACCTGCTCCTGTTGCAACTGCCCCAGTACCGGCTCCGAAAAGAATCATACTGCCAGATGCATTATGCGATGTCGAGATGTTTTGTAGTATGCTTGATGCTCCATCATAAACGAATGATGACGTGGCATTTAGAGAAGTTCCACCATCATTCGTCTGACGCGTGACATAGAGAAAATACGACGATGAAATAGCGAAAGAACCTGACGCAATGTCAGCTCTGTCTCTTCCTGCTGCAATATGCCAGACAGATCCATCGTATATGCTGCCTGAGACTACGATCTCATTCGTAACTGATCCAGAGTACGGGCATACTGCAAACGTGATGTGACCCTCGCCTGGAAGAGAAGAGCTGTATGCAGTAACGGCTCCCCAGCAGACAGGCTTTGTTGATATTGTTCCAGTCGTAGCAAACCTTGCGATGGTTGCATATCCGGCTCGCGATGCCGCTGTAGGAAATCTTACGTAAGTTTCAAACGTCCACGAGCCTGATGTAAAGAGACCATCAGACTTTGTTGGCGAAATTCCGTGAGGCGGGTACTGTGTCTGTTGAACGAATGCCGTTGAAGACGGTGATCCAACTTCAATTCTGCTAGAAGAAAGATATGACAGAACGACTCCCGCTGTGTCTCCGAATGATACCATTGGGAATACGTCAGATCTTTTCTCTCTTGCAAGCCGTATATCTGAAATTGCTGTGCCACCGCGTTCTTTTATTTTGAACGTGTTATTTGGATCGAGACCATACGCCCTTAGAGTTCCCTTTATACTCTCTTGCGTTCCCTTGGATCTCAAAAGATGATTCGCTGATGTGAGGAATCTTCTTGTAAGCTCATTTTGCACGTACTCGAGTGAACGTTCTGAATCGTTTGTTTCGACTGAGTCGTATCCCTCTGTGTACTGACCGAGCGATGCTCCAACGTACAGAGGCGGGAGTGTAATTCCGTAAGACTTTGCAAGATCTCTCAGAAATTCATCAGGAGCTGTATCATACTCGTTATAATCGACAAATCTCAGATTTGCGGCAGATGCGACAAACAGTTTCAATTCGTCGTAGTACTGAGCGTATGAGTGTAGTAGACCGAGAAACTCTTGTGGGGCTGGAGTTTTGCCAGTACCAGGTCCCGCGGCTGCACTGTAAGCATCCGTAGCATTCCCGTAGATTGTATCATCGAACCTCTCATTCTTTCCATCGAGCAAATAGTGCGGAGGCACGAGCCTTGTAATCGTGTTTGGATTTACAAGATCATATTCTGTACCAGATGTGATGAGTTCTTGATTGAACGACTCGACTCTCTGATTTGAAGCAAAAAGAACATGATTATCTCTCTCTCTTTCGTTCGTAAGAGGATTTTGATCTCTTGTCCCAGTTACACGTGTTACGTAAGCTGAATCTGACCACAAGCTGTGCAACGAATTGCCAGAATAATCTAGAACGAATCTTGATAGCGTTCCAGACGACATTCCGTCATTAGGTTCGTTGAATCTATAACAAAGAGACAATTCATTTGTACTGTCTCTAAAAACATTTCTCGTTCTGTAATATGAGATCTGATCTGCTGTTCTAGCTGATTTGAAAAATCTCAATTCATCCAGTGAACCAGAAAATGTTTCAGATAGAGAAATGCTACCGCCCGGAAATGTACAATTAGTGCCAGTCGCAATCGTGACAGCTGGTCCGACAGACGATCTTATAGAGATCGCCTTTGCAACTGTCGATGATTCGCTCGAAAACGCGCCATTCAAGTATGTCCTGAACGTCCCGGTTTCTGAATCGTACACGCATGCATGGTGATTGAACACTCCCTTTTGTGCAGTGTGCTGGCTGCTAAGAGACAGACTACCGGACCACACATTAAATTCGATTGTCGCATTCGACGTAGAAGAACCACTGAGGTGCACAGACAGTCCCTGATCTGTGCCGAGCATCTGAAATATTGCCTGATTTGCGTTTGATCTTGAGGGAACATTCGCATGAAATTCCAAACAGAAACTACCAGTTGTAACGAACGCAGGCAATCCAGATTCACTGATCGTTTCAGGATAGAGATATCCTTTTGAATCTTGTACTTGAAGATAAGCTCCACCGGAGGCTTCTGGGGCATTCGTTCCAGACAGCTGAACGTATCCCACTGACTTTGGAAATGAATCAAGAACCCATTTTTCGAATCCTGTCAGTGAGTCTTCGAACGATTCGATAATTGCTCGAGATCCATCGAATGGATACTCGTTGATAATGTTATCGAATGCAACGTTCGTTTTTACGACAGCGGATTGAAAAAATGTGTGATCTGAGAAATTAGACCAATTAACTCGAAGCTGCTGTGTTGATTTGACACCATTACCTCTAGCGTACCTGATGTTATTTTCATCCGATACGTTCGTTTCAGGTAGAGATGATATCGAGTGAGATACTGGACTATTTCCATGTTTCAGCGATGATATCTCAGATTTTGAAAGCAGTTTTGGTTTGATGATCATTCTACTACCCAAAACTGACCAGAAGCTGACTTGAAATCAACTCGATCAGTGCCATTCCATATTACGACGTCAACAACGTATACGACTCCAGGAGATAGACAGCTCGTAGGAAGCGTGAAATAGTAACGATCTTCGTCATTCGACATTCTTGTCGAATGCGTGATTGTATCAATCGGTACACAGATGTTTCCTGTCTGCTTCTCGCGGATTTGATAGTGCACATCTCTGTAGAGCACAGTTTTGCTGGCTCTTGGCGTTCTAGACGGAGGAGTATCAGATTTGTTGAATGGATCGTCAATGAAGCATGTCATTGTGATCCCGTTCGATTTCTCTATCTCTCCCGATGCTCCAGTTACATTGACGACTGTTGCCGCACTTGGAACTGTCGGAGCTAGCGTAACTGTACGAAATCTGAGATTTGATCCCGTTGCATAGGATACAGTTCCATCAACAGACTCCCAGTACGATTCGAATTTGACCGATCCTGATACAGCCAGTTGCTCGAGCATATGCTGCGTTGGTGTTATGGAACCGCTGGCAATGTATGTTCCTGCGCTCCTGTTCACTGCAGAAGCACCCGGAAAAATGTACGTTGTAGCACTACCAGACGATCTGTTCACCAATCTCAGATTCACTCTTGATGATCCAGTAATCTGCACAGAAGCAGATGTAAATGGTACTGGGCGGCCTCTCAGAGAATTCGTGAACGCATAAGTTCCCGTGACTGAGAACAGCGGAGCTGGAGAATCATCCAAGATAGAATCATCATATGTGATGAAAAGCTTCGGTTGTAGTCTCTTATCATGCGTGTGACGAGAGGCAAAACGTTTAACAAAATATGTGTATTCATCGTCTTCTTCGACTGATGAAAAAGAGAGTCTGAAACCGTTATCTGATGCGATCCCTGCCAGCGTACAAGAAACGTATGGTGTCACATTCACAGAGAGATCTTCGAGACCCGTTACGAATCTCTGTGACGCAGATACCTGCTGAGATCCGACATCTGTAAGAATGTCGACACTCTGTCCTGCAGATCCTGATGCTCCTGCACCCGATTGTACCCAGGTGCGGAGAGGATTGACGCTAGATGTAAGCCAGTTACATGAGTCGACGTCATTGAACAGAGCAATGTCTCTTCCTCTTCCCTCATCGAAGCTAGCAGACAGAGGATGCAAAGAGAGAGTAAAATTCTCAGGTATCGACTGTCCACCGTTGGAATTGTAAAGCTTCATATTTGCAGAGAACGTCGAGTCTGCAAATGATATAGCTCCTGCAGAAACGAGACGTCTCAGAGGCTCAAGATCAAATTTTATGAGAGCGCGAGATATTTCTCTATTTGGTACGGAACCAGTACCAAATAGCGTTGACGTAACTCCATACAGTTTGAAAATATCAAGCGTTCCTGCCCTTCCAGTATTCGAACGGGTGCGCGATATACCACCGATGTAACGATTTGTGATGTAACCATCAGCGCTGGCAGTGAGTGCAAGTATCATTTAATTCTGCTCTTCCAATAATGTCAGTGTCTGGATATCTTATCTCAAACATTCCGCCCTCTGGCGGGTACAAAATGTTTCGCTTCGTTGATCCGGCAACATCGAAAGACGAACCAGGATATTCTCTGTTGTTTATGAATCCCTGCAATTCAGAAAATTTGATCTGATTTACAGATATGACACCAGGCGTTATCGAGATGACTTTCGATACCTCAGTGATGATGATCGGCTGATCTACGTTAAAGTTCTTTGTGTCAAAGAACTTTTTCAAATTCTTGAGGACTGACTGGATCACAACCTGACGGTTCGATATTGAATCGGTTGAAATATCAAATTCGACTTTCAGATTTACGATGCTCACATCAAGAATATCGACTGCATCTCCTATCAGTCTCTGCGGGTTGAGATACGTTCTTAGATTTTTCTTCAGTGTATCACTTGATACAGCGAGCTTACCATCTCCGTCCCTAGAGATGATGTAAAGTTTTGTTGCAAATGGAGAATTAGATGACGATCTGATTCCGGCCCTGTACACACGTCCAAAATTTGATGGGAGCGTGTACACTCTGGCCAGCATATCGCTTGCAGTCACGATTCTCGATTGCGAATTCCTATATGCGCCAACAACAGACTTCAGCTCATCGATAGAAGGAGCATCGTCACCGCCTCTTGCGCGAACAGGGTTGTTACATTTAATCGATGCTCTCACGCTCCTTGAAACCGAGAATGAAGGATTTCCAGGAAACGTAAGCTGAAATGTTTCGACAGATCTGATTGAATTTGCGATTGCATTGTGATTCAATCCTCCTCCATACCTGTACGTCACGTTCAGGTTTGTATTGACGGCGTATACTCCAAGAGTCTTCGTTGCTAGCAAAGAATTCGGATCGATTGGCTCAATCGGGAAGCTAGATCTGTACTGATACGGAAGCGCTATGTCCGATGGATCTGGAATTACGTCATCCTCAAATGTTTCTGCATTACCGCCACCGAGAGTTAGAACAGTAGATCGAGTCGAAAGTTCAACTTGCTTTGTGTAACGGTACGGTGCAGATATCATTTTCAGGCTTGACGGTACCTCCATCGAGTCAGACGACGTATTCGTAACAGGAACAAAAACGGTATCTTGACTCAAATCTTTTACTTCGTAATACACATTTCCTAGATCATCTTGCACGCTGATAATCTCTGAAATATCTTTCTGCGAGAGAGCAACTCTTCTGAATGGCACGAAGTTTGAACCGATGACAACAGTTTCTGTCGTTATATTTCCAGAGAGTGCTGTTCCTCTTTTCGTGATAGCGTAGCTTTTAATTGTTCCATCAGGGAATGTTTTCAGTATTGAAACAGATGCTGCAAGAGTACCATCTGCGTTTCTTGTTGTAAAGTTTATGGATTCCAATAGATTGAACTGCACTCCAGAATCGCTAGCAATTACTGCAGTTTGTAGTACTGGAAGTGCAGTCGTATCTGGCTCAGATTTTCCACCTGTCGTTACTGCCGGTATCTCGAACGTAATATCAACTGGTACAATCGCCGGCGCCGCACCAGAAATTGGAACGCCAGAGTTCCTAAGAGCACGTTCAATGTTGACATTTTCTACTGCTGTATCGATATCGAGTTCTGAGAACTGGAAATCGAGATAGAAGTTTAGATTGTCTCCTACGACTGCCGCCATATCTACAAGAAGACCTCCAACACCTGTTTCAGATAGATCTTGAATTTTTGTTGGGTAGTACTTCCTTGCGTAATTGACAATTGCATTCCTGTTTGTCGCGAAGTCTCTGTTCAGATACGTTCGCTGGCGTACTTGCTGTGTTTTTGTATCTGATGTTGTCATGTTACGTAAATCGTTACAGTTATCTGTCTATCTTGCACACTGAGTGATGGTATTCCATAACCAATCGTTATATTTACAGCGGCCACTCTATTTCCTCTATTGCCAGAGACGACAGCGGAAGAGAATGTTTGAAGATCAATGTACGGCATCCATTTCGAAACCGCAGCCTTGATTCTTTCAACTGCGAGAGCATCAAAAGAATCTGTGTTCGTATACTCCAAAGCCAAAGGTCTTAGATTTGCTCCTAGTCCTGGGAGTCCCAATCTTTCGCCATGATTCGTCTGAAGTAGATTTCTTAGATTATCTGATATCTGCGCATCGAGCGATGTCGACATCGCAAAGATACCGTCAGTATCAGATCCGAGCTTTAGAGGCGTAAGAAATCCGTATGGAACTGATTGCTGTATGATAGCGTCAGCCTGTTCCTGCTTCTGTATAACAGTCTTACCTACGTTCTTAAAACTGATTGGCATTCCGTCTTATCATAATAACCCACTCACGGGCTATTTCGTCGCAGCTAGAATGCCTCCGAGGTCAATGATTGCCCTTATTTTTCTTGACTCAGCAGGAGCGTATTTCGTGCTATCTGGTAGAGCAGTCACTTGATTCGCAGGATCGCCGGGAGATCCTGTATCATAAGAAATAATTTCTTTTTGATCTGATCTGAACCACCGTGTGGCCCAACCATATCCATTCGCATCTGTGTAGAATCCGTATAGCGCAGTACCGATTCCGTATCCTTTTGCAGATGTTCCCTGGCCACCTTCGATTCCAATGTAGGCCGGCCCATGAGGCGTTCCAGGACGTTTGATTCCAAGCGATTCATCTGAATTTTCTACTCTTGATGTGATAAGAAGAATGTGTTCTGTACCACCGAACTCTTTTTCGTACTGTCCGGAGCCCCCAACAAGAACTGCATATGCTTTCTCTCCCGGCTGGATGTTGAACATGCTAGCTGTTGGTTTCTTTTCAGGAGACTTTCCATCAGACAGATCGTACACCATCTTATCGAGCTCTCTGCCTAGATCAAGAAGAACTGCAAGTATCGATTTCGTCTTTGTGAGAGTCTCATACGGCTGAGTGATTTCATCACGCTTTGATCCTGCGTGGAATAGAAGTGCTCTCAGAAAAGTTCCGCAAGATGAAAGAGTCTTGCCAGTATTTTGTTGAAATGTTGGAGTATCAGTTGGAAGAATGAATTGAAGGTACTTCTCTCTTGTCGACACTTCGGTAAATTTCGGCTCATCTTTTCCCTTATCATTTTTTACAATTGACTTAATGTATGTCGAAACGTAACTGAGACCTGATGCTCCTTTTGCAAGTTTGATAATCTGTTCTGGCGGTGTAAGCTTTTTCTGTTCTCCACTTGCAGGCGGAGGTCTGTAACCGTATCCAGCGCCCATGTGACCAACGAGTCCAGCGTCCGCAACGCCAAGTGTTGACCCAACCACTGCGATAGAGAGACATTCTGTAGTTTTCTCTGCAAGCACCTGTGCACCGGCGATTTGGACTACTGATAGTTCTACCGCTGATGGATCAGGACTTCCAAGCGGCGCCGGTGGAGGAAGAACTTTTTGTACTAGCTTACAGATGTCTGCCAAAAATTCTATTGGAATTTTTGCAGCAAATGAAGGAATCTGCAGTGCTAGATCAACCAGAAGCTTTGGAAGTTCTAGAGGAAATTTTACAAAAAAATCGAACGCAGGAAGAGGTACATCGTAAGCTGGAATTGGAGGAAGATCGAATGGAGGTATTTTAACAACTGGAATGTTAAAAGAAGGAAATTTTGCAACAATGCTCGGAAGATCTGGTACCGGTACTCCAAAATCCAACAAAAAGTCTGGTGTTGGAACAATAAGTGCGGCAAGCAAATCTGGAAGTGATAGTTGCGGAACATTTAGATTAAGGTTGACTCCAAACGCAAGAATATCGCAGAGTGGTAGGAACGCGAAATTCGATTCAACATTAAGCGTCTTTGCGATTGCCTCGTATGCTCCAACGTAAGACTTGTGAAAATCTGGGAACAGAGCCTCGTCCTCGAGCGGAATATCGAGCGAGATTGGTTTCAAAGGCTTCCCGCATGGAACTGGGAATCCAGTATCAAGAGCCTTCAGCTTTTTTTTGACATCTTCTACGAATTTGTCTCTTGCTGGTTTTGTTAGTTTACCATTCGCATCGAGAATACCAGCCCCCTCTTGACATTTCATTTAATCAAAACTTTCTTTGAATATCCACCTTGACTCGGCGCTCCCGTTCCAATCGCTCCTCCCATTGTCGATATCGTGGGAGGAGCAGTAACAGTCCCGCCCGCCACCGCCGCGGGCTGTGATGTGCAGAGAATTGCTTGATTTGCATCGTCTCCTCCGAGCTTGATGTATCCCGTTTCAGACGGCTTGAAGATGAAGTTACCGTCGACGACTCCAAAGCTACACCAGGTCGTCGGATCGTCAGACTCAACTTCAATTCCCGTCGTTGGATCCTTTGACGATCCTTTCACGGTGATCATACAAGATTTTCTTGCGATGAATCTCAGATGGTCTGCTTTGATAACGATTCCCGAGCCATCTGATCCGCTCACACCGGAGTTCTGCAGTGAGAGCTTGAAAAGATCGTCAAGGTTGACATTGATGCAAAGCATGACTCGCGCTGCATCGTTCGTATAGTCTGCATTACCCTCATTTGGGTTCTCATTCCCATTGGATTTGTCAGCCTCGGTCTCTTTCAATGAGTTTTCAACAGTGAGGGGAGCTGTCTCTGGAGTGCGTCCGCGGCCCACTACGGTGTCGATTACTCCTTCTTTTGTATCACCTTGCTCTAGAGTTCCAAGATGAATGAGCGTGTTGTTAGATCCCATTACCGCAGCATCTGGCGGCGGCTTATGAAATCTGGGTACTGATTGTCGTTTATGAGATGCGCTAGTTACTGATGTTTGAAGAAGATCTTCGTATGCTGTTTCTCCGCCAGGAAGCGGAGCAGTCTCCGGGGAGACGTAAACGCTTCCATCGGCTGGATCTACAGTTGCAACACCATTCGCAAAATTATACTGCGGCGGTTTTCCTGGCTCATCAGATTCGAGAGGATTCGCCGCTGCGCACCATGCTCTCGGCGCGTGCGTATGATTTGCATCCTCTACGGATCTTGGCTCGTGAATCCTACCGATGTAATAAGCTCTCTGAATCGCTTGATCGATCAATGTCTCGAACATCACCCAGATGTGTTCACCTGGTTTGATCGGAAGCTGTAGGTGAGAAGAAAAGATTGGATATACAAACCTTCCACGCGATTGAGATGTACCGTCTTGTTGTTTTACTGCGAGAATGGTACCAATCGGAAGATCTCTCCAATTTATTTCATCTGAGAAATCATATTTTTCGTGAAGTGCTGCATACTTTTCATCATCAAGTTCAGAGATCGGATTCGAAAATACCTCCAGTGCAATATACCTGTGCAGCACTGGAGGTAGTCCAGGTTGATAGAGACCATTGATCACGTCTCTCATGAGACGATCAACTAGAGTTCTATAACTTGCTCCTTCAGCTATCTGTTTGATGATGTCAGCTTCAGACATTCACTTCTTCTTTTCTATTGCGTTGTACGCATCTTCAATGTCAATTTTTTCGTTCTTTTCTTTGACAAGCGAGATAAGTTCAGACAGCTTCCCAAGCTGATCGTTTGCTTTTGACATTCTCTCAAGAAATTTTGCTATTGTAGCACCGTGTACTGCTAGCTCTCCTGATGCGCTCTTACACGTTTCAACTAGCACATCGAACATTGATCGCGCCCTCGCACGGTCTTCGACAGCATTCGCGTAAATTTCTAGCCAGAGAGTCTTTTGTTGGGACGGTACGTCTTCAATACGATCAAGAATATCTGAGAATTTTTTTGATTGTTCGTCGGCTGTTTTGATCTCTTCGTCAATTGACATTTCAAATCTCCCATTTATTTATTTGGTCATATCTTTTTTTGATACGTCTGATCACGCTTGTAAGCTGTTTCATTGGGAGACCGGTCACTTCTCTCATGTACATCATCGCAGCCGATCGTCCCATGATGTCGATATCATCCGCAGATTCAAGCAAACTTTTGATTGCGTCGATAACAACACGATCAATGGAATTATCCATGATCACAATCATCTTGTTAAGCCGTTCAACGAGAGCTTTCTTGGATTCTGTTGATTGACAAAGAATCGATGGATCAAGAAACGTCTTATTTGTACTTTCCACCTTCTCAAGATCATTTTGTGACATCTGATCATCGAGAGAGACATATCGTCTCATCTTCTGAGTTTTGTCTTTTACTTTCACAATGAGAAGATTCTTTGCGACGACGTTGAAGTAACTGAACGCATTGCTTCCTCGCGATGGATCGAATTTCGTCATTGTCTCGAACAAATAAGTCACACAGTCGTCTCTGAGATCCGCCTGCGAATCGTGCATTGATGTAAACTTGTGGATGTTGATCAGGTTCTCAACAAGCTTTGTGAAGGCAGGTCTGATTCGCGAAATGTAAACAGCTTCTTTCTTTTTGCGATCAGTTTCAGAGCAGTACTCGACAATCGCAGCAGATGTGTCTGCATTGAAATAATGCTTTGTCGGATCTGTATTCTTTTTTCTTCTGCGCTTTGGTGCTGGTTTCTTTAGCTCCGTAACCGCTGTTTCTACTGTTTCACTCATTTTCAGCCTCCTTCTTGAATTCTTCAAAACTTGACTGTAGCAATTTTGCTACATTATCAATGCTCGTGCGAGCTATTACGACAACATCGAGAGCTGCATTGATCCTAGGATCTTCAAACAGCATGTAATGCGGATTTGATTTGATCTTTCGATTGCAATCATTCAGAGAATCAATGCATCTTTCGATTCTGTTCTCTATTCCGAGAATCATAATACCAAACTGGTAGCATTTTCTTGCAAGAATTATGATTGCGATCAGCTCAATGATCGCAATGAATGAGATCAGGTAGATCATTTGATGATTTTACCAAGCAGCTGCGAGTACTGATAGAAAACTTTCTTGCTCGAAAGAATATCTTTCAGATGCTCTGATTTAGCCCTAGCTGACATCTTCGCTAGCGTGTACGATGTTTCATCAGAAACAAGCGCGCGCGCTTTCTTTGCAAAATCAGTCATATCTGGCTTTGCCCAAGAAGAGCCAGCGACGAAGATTCTTCCGTCGACCTTCTCATTCGGAATGTGCTTCAGTCTATACGATACCTTTGAGAAACGATCGCCAAGGTATTCAGTGTGTGCAGACCAGTCGGTGGCGATCACAGGAAGCCCTGCAAGGGCCGCTTCCATAATCGGAAGTCCAAATCCTTCTCCGCTCGTAAGATTCACATAAGCTTTGATACGCTCATCACGATAGACGTTATTCATTTCTTCGTTTGTCATGTTTCCATGAACATACACGATTGGAATGGTGTCTCGTTTCAGCTTCGAGCGAGTCGAGTTTACAACATCTTCAATACACTTTTGTGTAACTGCACGATCGATCTTCGTATTTCTAGAAGAATTTGTTTTGATGACGACTCCAACGTCATCATCTGGAGTGAACTCTTCTAGAAGCGCTCTCACTGTCGCCATGTTATTTTTTCTATCGCGATTTTCCTTGTGATCAGTAAGCTGACCGACAATAAGAAAATTGAAATTCTTGCTCAGATCTAGCACAGAACCGGTTGCTGGCTTTACGTATTCTTTCTCGTAAAACTCAGGAATCACGCAAATCTGAGTCGTGATCTCTTTGTCATACAGTTTTGCAGATTTTACGAATGCATTTTTTGTATGCTGACTTGGCACAATCACAAGCGACATTCTGTTGACGTAATCAATCCAAAGCGGATTACAGAAATCTGTTTCAACTCCCGCCGTTATACCGATGTTGATTTTTGCAATTCTGATATCCCACTCATCTGGTAGTTGTAGCTGTATGGATACGTCATAGCTTTGCTGGATTGCTCTCGATCTATCAATAATCTCACCGATTCTACCATCGAGAGCATCTCGATCGAGATACCACGCAGTGTTACCCCAGTTTAGTGGAGCACAGTCAAATGTCTTTGTAACGCTTTTCAGCCAATCATACACCTGACGTGAGTGTACACCGTAACCAGACTGTGTGAGCAATGGAGCTCTGAGTAGGATCTTCATAGAGTCACCTGCGACCATGATCTGCTCTTGTTTGCTTTCCAAGCGTCGATAGTGTTCGTCAAAGTATCGTCCCAAGACTTGATCAGTGAATCCATGTTATATTCTCTGTGAGCATATTCCATTGCTCTCTTGCCAATGCTAACACGTTCACTGTGACTTTTGTTATACATTTGCATGATTCCATTCGCAATTGATTTGTGCGAAAGGAAATCCTCGTATATGAACGGACACATCTGGGTGCCTACTAGAGATTTGACATCTGGAACAAGTTCAACTCCGTACAGCTCGTCTGTTTTGTAATCGCGAACCTGACGTTTGAGTCCACCTGTCGCATGCGCGATGATCGGCTTACCAGCATACATTGCTTCGAGTGTACTGAGACCAAAACCCTCAGCAGACGAGACGTTAATGACAGCATCTGCTGCATTGTACATCATGTTCATGTCAGAGAAATCGCATCTTGCGTTCGAAAATCTCACTGAGTCTTCGAGCTCGAGAAGCTTTACGATTTCAACGAGATTCGGTCCTTCCATATCGAACGGATCAGTGTGCATGATCAGTGTTGCGGCTGGTTTTGTTCCGTGCTCAGATACGTGATTATCGACGAATTGCTTCCATCCAGCGAGAAGATCTCCTGGCTGCTTTCTTCTAGCATTTCTGTTCACCCACAGAAGGAGAAAATTATCCTTCTTATCGCTACCGAGCAATTTTTCTCTTGCTTCGTTTCTGTTTTGTTCTGGCAGAGGATGAAACAGATTCGTGGGTAGCGCGTGAGGAACGTAATTAGTTTTCTCGGGAAACCATTTCGAAACGAAACTGTACGTATCGTAATTGATGCAGTTGATCAGATCCGTCGACTCATACAGTACTTTGTTGAAACTTGGTACTGGAAGATTGTCCCAAAGATGATTGTAAACGATCGGACAGATTTGATGAATCTCATCTTCCATCTCCCATGCCCAGATAAAAAATCTGGGATCGTTGAAAATTAGAAGAGCATCTGGACGCTCGTTGATCAGCAATCCACGGAGCATGTCTCTATCGCCAAACCCATTGATTGGTTTGATAATGAGATCAGGTAGTGGAGCAACGTCCTCGTAACTATCGTGCTTCTGCGCAGCACCGAGGCAGCGAAAAGTGTACTTTCCAGTCGATATCAATCCGTGTGTGAGATATCTAGACTGAGTTCCAACTCCGCTTGAACACAGAGGGTGATCCGAGATCATCAGAATCTTGCGTTTTGCGATTGCCATGTACTGTTGGCAATACTGTACGCAAGATTCCGTTATAAATAAACAGATAATGGGCAATGTTCTGTTTTTGTGTACGGACAAAAGAAACAAGCCGATTTATCTTTTATGCTGATTCCTCGCTCAATGACTTTCAGCATGTGCTTGATTGATTTCTTACCGTCCTGCTGTTTTGTCTCGTCAAGATTGATCTCTACGAGATCGCAAGACCTGTCACCAAGTTCAGCAGATCTGTTCAGAATTACGAAGCCGCCTCTGATATTGCCAGGTTGAGGAAGTCCAAGAGACTTGTAATACGCTGCATACATTTGAAGCTGCTTGTGAGTTAGCTCATCATTACGCTTCGATGATGACCATCCCTTGTTTGATGTTTTCCAATCAAGAATCCATGTGTCTCCATCATATTCGATTACGATGTCGATGAATCCTTTGAAGGAATATCCGGCCGTCCCGTGCTCCTCATCGACTGGCGTCATGATCGCAGCTTCAGTTGCGATCAGTTTCCAACCTGGAAATTTCTCGTCAAACCACTCAGGTATGTCTACACTGAAGTTGATGAGATTCGTAATGCATCTCTTCTTCTCCTTTTCTGTGAAGACGGCTCTGTCTTTTGACTTTAGACCTGACTCCCATGCTGATTCGAACTCGGAAATCGCAGATTTGATGCTTGCGGTGTGATCTCTCGTTGAAAAATACAACTCGCAAAACTTGTGCATTGACGTACCGAATGCGAGAGTTGGGTTCTCATCTTTCGTATCATCAACGCGTTCAACGTGAGTAAGGAAATGTCTGTACGTGCACTCCTTCCACATTCTGAATTCTGAGTACGATATATGCTTCTTTCCTGTCGGAAATTTAAGCATTTTACCCAAGCGCTTCTTGTAAACCAGTTGTTATCAGGTCCTTGAAAAAGCAACCAGTAGATGCAGAATATGTTATTTTTAGAAGTTTTGCTCTGATTGTCGATCATCATCTGCAAAACTTGCACTGGGTTTTCACTAGCTGAGCAGATCCGAATCACGCTCGCTTGGGCAGGTACTGCTTTTCCTGTATCGTCCCAGATATTTTCGCTGGGATTCATCATCAACTTTGCGGTGACATTCGCAGGTAGCTTGATGTTGATCGCTCTCTCAAGCATCTCGTATTGCGGTACGACTGCGCCCTTTGTGGCTGCAAAGCCCGGGCCATCCATGTTTGCTCTGATCGAAGAGATATTGATTTGATCGCCGATGACTGTCATTTTCTACTCCATCCAATTCTACACCAAAACTGCCCAGATTTTGAGAACATTGAGCAGTAGATCCACAGTTTTTTGTACCCGAGAGCATATCTGCTTGTTACAACACCTTTGAAATGCTTCGCAAACGTCTCCCTATCATCAGGTCCCGTACCCGCCTTGTGAGACTCTGAACAGACTGCTTCAAATTCACTTTTTTTAGTTGGTACCAGCTCAACGGGATTTGACATCACTGATACGCTGAGATCATCTTGAATATCGAGATTCAGAAAATAATCCAACATTTCAGTCGTAACACTACATGATTCATCATACGAACATGCTCGTACAACATTGTGCGTGATCTGCGCGAGATCACGATCTGTGAGCTTTTCTTTTATCTTCATTTGCTAAAAAATTTCTTTGACATTGTAAGCGCTTGCGCGATTACTTGATGCATGTCGTAATACTGGTAAGTGCCCAATCGCCCTCCGAATGTTACGTTACTCTCTGAATTTGCAAGACCCTGATACCACTGAAGCATTGTCTTGTTTCTAATACATGCAATGGGATAGAAGGGTTCTTTACCGTGTGTCCACTCGTCAGGATACTCTTTCGTTATGATCGTGCGATCAGAACCACGTTCCAGTGTGAACATCTTGTGTTCTGTGATTCGTGTGTATGGTACAGATACATCGTTGTAGTTGATGATGCTTGCACCCTGATAGAACTGAGTTTCGTGAGTCTCTTCTTCGAATCTCAGCGTTCTGTACTCTAGCTTACCGAATTTGTATTCGTAGTAAGCATCGATTGGACCTGTGAAGATCGTGTGATGAGCGGAGTACTTGTTTCTGTCCTTGAGATAATCGAAACCGAGAACGACATCAGCTCCCTCGATCATATTCCGAACCATTCCAGTATAACCGTCAACTGGAATTCCGTTATACACATCGTTGAAATACCGATCATCGTACGTCATCCTTACAGGAATTCTACGAATGATGGATGCAGGAAGCTCTTTAGGATCGCGACCCCACTGTTTCTGAGTGTAACCCTTTACGAACATCTCGTAGAGCTTCTCACCGATCTGAGAGATCGCCCACCCTTCAAGATTCGTGATGTCGAGATCTGACGCAGACTTATGAAACTCTGCGAATAGAGCCTCTGCTTCGTCTGGAGTTTTGACACCATACACGCTCTGAAGCGTCATCAAATTGATGGGAAACGAGTATACAGTATCTCCAACTCGTGCACGCCCGTGGTGCCGATACGAATTGAATTCCGAGAAACGCTGTACGTACTCCCATATCGCTTTATTCGACGTGTGGAAAATGTGTGGGCCGTACTTGTGTACGTCGATGTTATGCTTTCTCTCTGTGTAACAGTTTCCAGCGATATGTTCTCTCACATCAACAATGAGAACTTTCTTCCCATTTGCGATTGCCTGCTGAGCGAATGTCGCTCCAAAGAGTCCGCATCCAACAATCAGGAAATCATACATGCTTTATTGTACTTTGGTACCGAGTACCATTTCAAACACTTCTATGTATTTGTCAGCGACAATTCTGATATCGACTCCATCCATATTCGGGAAGATCTTGTTTCTCGGCAGCTCGAATGAATCAATACCGAGCACGGGAGGGGGATTTTCGTAATCGTTCGGAGTGAAGTCAAACTCAGTGTCCGGTATGACAATACCACCATCCGTAGCAGAAACAAGCTCTGGAGTACCTCCAGATCCTGCTACAATCACCGGTGTACCAACCGATAGGGCTTCAACAACAGTATTTGGACAGTGATCCAGCCAGGCCATGTGAACCATCCAGTCACATGCTCCGTATATTTTCATGCATTGATAGTGACCGACGCTACCTGTGTAAAATACATCACGATCCTTCGCTGACATGTTAATTGGAGGATCCTTACCGAGGACGATCATACCGATTTTCATTCCAGTCTTCTCTCTAACGTGCTTCAAGAGACGATAATTTTCTTCAAATCTCTTCTGTGCATGCCAGTTTGCAGAGCAGCACCACAATTGATCGTATTCCTTTCTCAGACGCAAGAGAGAATCATCAGCAATTGGATTTCCAATTGAAGAACCGTTCAAGATAACGTGCTCTGATTTTGGCTTTCCAAAAGCCGTCTGACAGAATTTTTTATCAAACTCTGACTGATAAACTACAGCAGCTGCACTCTCATGCGCTGACTTCATTGATACATTACGAGTTGACCAGTCTTTCGGGGAAAACCAGAAACCGTCGAGTCTCAAAACATACGGTTTGTCTTTATTCAAAGCAGAAGACGGTTCGATGAAAGAAAGCGCAATGTCATAATCATCGCTATCAGCGATTGTCACTGATTTGTAACCGAGCGCCTGGGCCAGTCTGATCGCGAATGTATTCGGACCAGTTCGTGAGTTGAAGTCGACGTTGTCAAAATAAACCTTCATTTGGTATCTATTCTTAGGTGAGCGTTATGAATTTTCAACAATGGATTTCTCAGAGGAAACGTTTGACAGAACTTGTGATGTCACAGTTCTCGTCTGTCGACTTTACTTCAATGTCTGGTGAGGGAATTCAGGAAGCAATCGTAAGAACTGCAGAGTATTTCTCGGATGGAACTCAGAAACCAGGTGCGACTGAACTGCAGATTGCAAAGCTGTTTTTGATGACAGAGGGTCGTCATGTATGGGCAGGATATACGGCTTGCACGGATCTTGCAGGTATTGTTCTGTCGATTTCGGGAGTTGAAATCGATAAGTTCACGAACAGAGATGATGATAATCTCGATGGCGACATCTCAAAGCAAGAGGAAGCATCAAAGTGGGCAGTCGCAAAGAGTATTGAATATTTCGTTGCCGGCGCACAAAAACTATCAAAGCAGCTTGGCCGTCAGTACTGGGTTCCTGGCGACAAGCTCGTACTTCCAGGAGCGGGAGATATTGTTCTCATTGGAGGAGCCGCTGGAGGAGGATTCGAACACGTTCTTGTGTGTAAAGAAGTTTCTCCAGATGGAACTCTCCTGAAATCAGTTGATGGTGGACAAGTTGATGAAGGAGGACAGTGCATAAAGAACTGTGAAAGAACAATCAAGCAGAGCAACGGAAGATTCTGGCTTGCTAAGCCTCCCGTTGGACCTGCTGCAGCTGGCGGGGGATCAAGGGGAGTGATTGGTCACATCACTACGTCATCTCTCATTTATGATCTTGCTGCACGCGGTATGCTAAAGAACCCACGAGGTATCTAATCCACGCTTTTTGAGCTCCTCTGCAACATCGCGAGCAAAACCTGTCTTTTGCGTCATTGCAAGCAGGACTACAAGATCTTTTGTAGGAAGATCTGTAAGATTCGGTCTCTTTGTAAAGATGTTAGGATTCAGCGAGCTATTACCGTTTATCTTGATACCGTCATAATACTGCTGTGAAAGCCAGTTCACGGTGTCTTGATGCACGTTGAGAGACGAACCTTTGAGAACCTCAAGCAACTGTTGATAGATGTCCTGATAGATCAGTGAGCATGTTGAATCGTTGAGACGATCATCTCTGTATTTTCCAAGAATGAGTCTCAACTGATCAGAGAAGATATCGTGAAATGTTTTCTTCATATCACCATCTTATCGAAGATTTTCTGAACATTGCACACATAACGCCATCCGAATCGTAAAATCCACCAGTGTTAACGCTGAACACTCTTGTGTACCCATGATTCGAGAACCACTCACACCAAGATGATTTTGTGAGTCGTATAATGTGAGTTTTGTCTGCCTCCGACACAGAAAGAACGTATCGACCGCCGTCTGTCTCAGATACTGGAATTCTTACAAGAATATGATCTGGTTTCAGAGTAGAGAGTGTTTCTGCAAGAACCGGTTCGCTCATATGCTCGAATACATCGAATGCAAGCATGAGTGCCCAGTACTTTCCCTCAACAGACTTGACGTTCGTTGTGAGGTTACTGAGTCCAAGATTCGCTCTTCCCCATTGTACTGCCCAGTCTGATACATCATACCCAGTGACGTACTTGTACCCAAGCTGTCCTAGCGATGCGACAGTGAATCCAGCTGCGCAGCCAAAGTCAAGAACAGGCTTACTAACGAAGTCCAATCCGACCCTTCTGAACACATCGTGGTGAATGTCTGATACCATCCGTTCGTACCGAGTAGACCGTTCAAGGTACCCAGCGTAGTTCTTACTCGTGTAGTAAGATTCTCCATACTCTGTACCCTGTCGAACCGGTTTTGTTGTATCGATTTCTCTGTATGTCATGCGAAGTTCTTATCTGGCATAGGCTGCGCGACGGTGTGAAGAAGACGATTATTGAATTTGTAGTAACAGAATTTACACGTTTCTGACCATCCCTTACCGCAGTTTCCTTTCACCTCGTAAGGGTACCCACGTTCTCTGTATCTTGCGCTCATCTCAGCCCACGTTGAAACGATATCATCAGGGCGACACAACGCGTGATCTGTATCGTACGTTCGTGTATTGAGAACATGCGACGTGCATGTGTACACCCACGATCCGTTTCCATAAGGATCAGCGGCAACGTAAGGTCTAATCGCGCCAACGTAGCAACCATGGTCATATGCGTCGTCATCGGAGTCAATGTCTTTTATAAAAAATTTCTTGTAATTATCATTTTCGTCAATAATCTGTTGAAATGATTTCTTTGTCGCTGCATTGTTTCCCTTTACGAGGCAATTTCCAGCAAAGCGCACAAACTTTATTTTCCCACCGTGAAGGTCGACAAGCTTCGAAATCTTTTCAATCGTTTCGATCGTCGTACCGGGAACAGCTTTCTTCTTGATTGGTGTTGCACTCGAGGGTCCGTATAGGATGTAACTAAATCCCAGTTTCTCGTATGGAAACCCACAGAAATCGTAATCTTCTGGACTACATCCCTCATCGAGTTTGATAAGACTGATTCGAATCCAGCTGATCATATCGAATACAGTGGGATTCAGTCTCTTGAGGGATTCTGAGTTTGTAATGATTCCAACTTGCAATCCAAGATTGGCTGCCAGCACGACGATATCATTGATCGTTTTTCCAGAGTCTTTGTAGAGCATGGGATTACCTCCGCCTGTGATTTCGACGCTCTTTGCGCCAATTTGAGCAAACTGTCTCAGCGTCTTTTCGATCGTTTCCCATGACATTTTCGATTTGATGGGTCTAGCTGCAACAGAACAGAAATCGCAATCAGAATCGCATGCCTCTGTTGGACTGAGCTGCACAGTGATTGGGCGGAACTCACCGTGATTCTGAATCATACTCAGAACATCTGTGTGTTGTAGAAGCTTGTCTCCCCATGTTGAGAATTTTTGCGTCAATTCTTGATGTCTCGTATTGACATCATCATTCTTCTTACGAAGTTGTATGAGTTCTGACATGGTACATCTTACCGTGTGTCTGACACGATTTTTTCAAACTCTTCAGCAAATGTTCTGTACGGATCTGCATGTCGCATATGTGCAACTGCGTGATTGATTCGGTCATCTCGTTCTGATGGACTCATTGCAAGAATGCTCTCGTATGCAGACTTAGCATTTTCAATCCCTCTGTACGTAATGAGAGTTGGAATTTCGTGGAGATCATAGTGATACATCTCCATCTGCTCATCTCGTACAACGAAACACCCACGGGCTAGTACCTCGCAAGTTTTGGGCCAGAGCCAGTTTGAATTCACGCACTCTCCTCTGATTGTTCTGAATTTCAAGCTCTCATCATGAGCCCAAACTCTCACATTTCTTAGATGGTCACCAAATTGTGAGAGAGGTACTTTGTTTGCGGGCCAAGGTACAGTTAGACCTGCTTTTGCGAGATCATCGAATGCCTTCACTCTGAACTCATGCCGTGAGCCTCTGAATTCTAGATCTATCGATCTTCTGTTCCAGAATCGATTTCCATGATCGCAATCTTTTGCTTGTACACCGATTCTGTACCAAGCGGTCGGATATCCCATATCCCGTGAGATCTTGCACCACTCGTATGATGAAACGAGAAAGGCTCTAATGTTCAATCGCTTCCAAATGAGATCGTACAGCCCAGTGTACGGTTGATCTATCGCTAGCGAGCACCATGGATCGTAATCGTTCACAACGATGGGATCCTGTCCGATCTGATCAGCATACTTCAGAAGATTTCTGATCCGAATCATACTCAGTGTAACGTCGACGCTCTGCGAAACTCTGTTACTGGTCGAGTAATCTTCAATGAAGATATCGTGTGCACTCTCAAGGTATCTGAGAGCATTCGACAGATATACTTCATCCCTAACGTACTTTTCATTCTCAACGAGAACTCTGATTCTCATAGAACTTTCCTGACGTACTCGCGGATGTCAGATTCTCTAATGGCATTGAATTCATTATGAAGCTCATCGCTATCATAATCGAATTTCTTGCCCTTGAAGCGTTCTGCGTGAAAGAAGCCGCATAGAGCTAGCTCTTGAGGTTGAAATTCGAAATCAGGCCAAAGACCTTCGTTCTCTCCATAGCATGAGATCTTTGCAGAGTGAGCATCTTTGATTGCTTTCACGATTGCATTGAAATCATCTCCGAATCCACGTTTAAGACCCCTATGCACACCAAATCTGTAGCTCTGTATTCCAGTGCTGTGTTCAGCATGACGCCCAACGCAGGAGTACCTTGCTGGAGCTCCAAGATAAGTGACGTTATTCTCTGTGCAACGATCACAAAAAAGCTCAGATGGTTCCTTGAACCGCACGGTGGGGAGGTACATGTTCAAACCTGCGATATTTCTGCACGTAAGATAATCGTACAGAGGAGACTGTAGTGATGTTTTACCGTTCTTTGATTGCTCCTGTAGCAGCTCATACATGAGACCAATGACCTTGTAATCAATGAGCTCTGTATCTGCATCAACTTGCACGAATGCATCGTACTTGTGCTTCACGCTCTCCCAAGTTGAATACAGAATCGAATGCGCTTCTCTCTCTGGTTTGTACGCAACAATCTGATGTGTAATCGAAACATTCTTTTGTTTGGCTATTGCTTCGACACAGTGATCGAATCCGCCCTCCCCGGCCCACATTGTACCAACGTAAATTTTTGGCATCAAGACAATTCTTTCATCAGCTCTATTGTGTTTACAGTTTTGTTCGCACAGAGATCAGGATGCTGCATCCTGTCACTTGTTTCCTGCGGGAATGTCGAAAATGCTCCTCCGTTGAGTAGCGAACTCCTGTATCTCATTGTCTTTGCACTTCTATCTGCAACATCGTACATGTGTTTCTCGAATGGTTGCATAACAGGACAATTCTCAGTTATGAGGGCGTAGTCTGAGAATGCAGATGTTCTCCAGATCATTGGACGAGAGTTAGGACGCCAATTCGATCTCATGAATCGGTGCTCTCCTACCATTTCTTCGTTTCCAAAGAGCAGAGGATCTCCACCAGCTCCATCAATATGTCGTACAGCTTCGCAATTCTTACTTTTGCTTGTGTAGGCGGTATCGAACGCTTTTGCTCCTGCAACATACTTCGGAACTCTCATGTTGATAACATCTCGATTTCTGTCTAGCCATGACTCAGCATCAAAAAGAGCTTCGTAATCGTATAGAACGAAATCATCATAAGTGTAACAGAAATATTTTTGTCCATGCTTCTTTGCAAGCTCGTAAGCAGAGAGATGTACTGCAACGTCGTAGTAGTTCTTCGAAAGTTTCTTGTAACATAGTCCTAGCTCTTTTGCTTTCGACTCTGCCCAACCATTTCCTCCGTTGTCTATAACAAATGTGCTGTATCCCAATGGCTTGAGTGAGTGCAACGACTCTGTCGCTTTTTCAATTCGACGATCGTAATTCTCGTCAGTGATCCATGAAAGACAAGCTATCAACATTCTAGAGACTCCGCTTCTTTGATCAAATTCATAATGCATTCCCTCCACGTAAACAATCGAATCTCATTTTTCTTTGGACTCATGACTTGCTTGAACAGAGTGTCGGTGTCAGTGTACACATGATCTTCTCCTGCAAACTCAATGCAGCCGCCTCCATCCTTGTGCACGTAGGTTGGAAGACCACATGCCAGTGCCTCGAGGATATGATTAGGACCAGGATCGAATCGTGAGCCACTGATATACACATCGTGATTAGCAAGAGCCTTTCCAAGCTCTACTCCATGCAGCGGTGCGATGATCTTCGTATTCTGAAGCTGAGTTCTGATTCTTCCAATGTACGTAAAATCTATAATTTTGTCTTTTGCTAGACGATCAAGATATGCGTACACGTCTGATCCTTTAAGAGGATTGTCTGACCAATGATGAGCCACCACAGAGGGCCGATCTGATTTGACTCTTTCGACTTGTGAGAAAATCTCAGTGTCAACTCCGTTTATGAGAACGCCGTATTTTTCTCCAGCCAGCCCAAAATACGATTGGAGCCAGTGAGATACGAACAGTACTCTATGAGAGTGTTCGAATGCTGATCTCCACGCAGAATCAACGTGAGTCGTACCTTTTCTTGCGTCGTTCTCGTTACATCTCAGAACAATCGGAATATCTCTTCCACGATGTTTGAGGCAATTCGCTCTTACAGCAAGCATAGACGAAAATGATATTCCTCCGTCTCCAGAAAGAGTTGTACAGAGTACTGGGGTGCCCGGTTTTATGTACGATGCATCATTCGTGACTGTCCATCCAAACTCCGGAGCGAGATCGTATAGCGCACGAATGAATGCATTCCCTCCTCCCCATGGGCCATTCACGACTGCTTGATTTGCGTAAAGATACTTCATGCCGTAATCCTTACGCGTGAGCAAGTTATTCTACAAATCCACGTTCTCTCAAGAAGATTGCTTCATCTCTTTGAAATTTTGCATCATGAGTCTGAAAAGTCGATGGTGAAAGATCGATCGTGTAGTGATACATCACTCTTGGTACGAATACGCGCTTCTTCGCTCTGTGGAGTACTGGGAGATAAATCGCCTGATCACCAGCACGCTTGATGTACTGTCCATTTTCTCCTCTGAAATTTTCATCATTCACTCCTGTTATGATACTCTTGCGAAAAGTCTTCAAGTGACTTGAAACCCACGGATGAGTGTATGGATTCGCACGATCTGGAAGGGCGCCGGAGATGTTTTGATCTGTAAATCCCCAGCGGTGAGCCGTCCAAACTGCGTCTGCTGACGTCGCTGAGTATACTTGATCAAGAATTTTGAGTGCGTCAAGATCTGTCAACCAATCATCCGCGTCGATTCTACAGACAATGTCAGTCTCTGAGCACTCGCTCAGTCCTCTGAGAACGTTAGCGACCTCCCAACGCTTCTCATCATTTGTGATGAGATGAATTTTATCAGAGAATGCTGAGAAATTTTTGATGATATTTTCGCACTTGCTAGCATGCTCGTCTGAGGACATGTCATCAATGAGAATGAGTCTCCAACTCTCGTGAGACTGTCCATACAGCGAATGGAGCATTCTTTGCAGAGTGTCACCCGCATTGAACATGGGAGCGATGAAAACAAAATTATTTTGTGACATCAATCAGTACCTGACCGTAATTCATCTCACTTAGAGTACGTGGCCCGAGGTCATCTGGAAAGATTCTACGATCTGTGACAATGTACAGCTTTTCGCGATCAATTTTGTCAATCGCATCAGCGCATTTAATGCCAATATCCATTTTCATTGGCTCATGGTAATCATCGAACAGAACGAACCGGTTCGTGTGCTGTTCTGCGCCGCTCCAGTCGATTCCAGTTGCGTGTTCTGAGTGATCTCCATCAATATAACAGAAGTCCCACCGTTCTGAAGTACCATTTTTCTCAAACCAGAATTGGTGACTTGGTTGCTTCACGTAAGTGAATTTTGACGCAATTGGAAAAAGTTTGCAGAGATGTGCAATGTACTTCTCATCGAGATAAGGATCGACAACAGTGACGTCTGGCTCAAGACCTCTCTTTACAAATGAGAGTGCTGCACAGATTGCAGAGTATCCCCTTCCAAATCCAATTTCGAGATACGACTTGAGATCGTAGTGTCTCATAACAGAATCAATGAGAATCCCCCTCTCATAGTTTGGTCTGAAGAACATACCCTTACGTTTTGCAACCTCAGAAGTTGGCTCTCTGTTCTTTCTTGCGCAGTGCTCACCGATAACATCGTAATCTACGAGGTTGATTGAGTCAGTCGCGATTCCCAGCCTCTGCAAGTAATCTTTGATATCAATTTTTTCTTGAGCCATATCACGATTATGGCTCTCATCACTCTATTTTGACAAATTAATTTGTCTTCACAAGTCCTAGAGGATCAGAGGTCCAAGATGTCAAACCAGGAATGCGTTGTCCCTTCCACTTGACATGCCATATCCATCCGTATGTGGTGTCTTTGAGCTTCTTTGCCAGGTTAGAGATGTCTTCGTCTGTTACCTGTGACCATGGCTTATCGAAAAACATGTTCGTTTCTGCAGTGTCCTCGAGGCTCGAGCCGTACAGAGAGTTCCAATGACGTGTCCAGTAATCTCTGTATAGCTTGATTTTTTTGTCAAGATCGATCCAGCTGTAGTGATGAATCGTTGGTAGCTCACTCGTTACCTTTTGGTACCACTCAGAATAATTTTTTCCCGCAATTGAATCACCTTTCACGAATGCCATCCGTGCTGCGTGAACATCATTCGTGTAGAAGCTCATTAGAGGAATTCTGTTTCCTTCGCGATCGATCATATCGCACCCGTCTGAGCCAGGAAGAGAGTGTGATGAGCCGGCTCTGAGCTCTGCAGGAATTCCGTGAGTGATATCTCCATTGTTGGGAGACAGTCTCCACTTCCATGGATTCACGTCGGCTCTGACTTTTCCAGAGTCACCCCAGTATTCGATGACAGGTAGCGCAATCACAAACTTTCCAACTCTCGGAACTCTCTCGAGTAGTGAGTGCACTTTTTCACCGTCTGACTCTGGAAGAATCTCATCAGAATCTTGCTGCCAACAGTACTGCATTGTACACATCTCTCTCGCAAGAGCTTTCAATTTTCCATCGTTGACAGCAAAGTCAGGTCCATCCCACGCATTCAGACCGTCTTGCTCTCCGAAAACGCGGATCTTCAGTTTATCTCCAAGAAGAGATTTCAGTTCTGAGATGAACTCGACTGTACCGTCCGTCGATCCTCCATCTGCAATACAGATCTCATCACAGAAACTGAGCGATGAGATCGCTTCTCTGATGGGGTACCCCCGCGAGAGAGCATTGAACGTAGTCATGTATCCGCTGACTGTTGGCTTTGTGAACATGTCAGATCTCACCATCTGCCAAAACTCAGAAGCTGAACCAGCAAGATACTCGAGGCAAGAGTCGATTGATGCGAACCACTCTTCATCTTTATGCTGAACATTGTCATTCAGAATGAGATCGAGTCCCATGAGTTTTGCTTCGATAACGAGTCTTGGGCATGTGTCTCCGCCCGGCGGCATGTAAACAAGCCCTTTGCACAGTGATAGCTGGGTCAGCAGATCATCGTACGCAAGATTTCCAATCAGCCTGTACTTCAGTCCTTCTCTCTCACAGTGATCGATCGCTTGTTTCGTACCTTTGATCCATGAATTAGCTGAGAGCACTGCCCACTCATCTTTTGAGTGATAAGAATCAGTCAGCGAGCGTGCATCTCTAAAGACGTTAAGCTTTACAAGAGTATCTGCTGAAAATACTGAAGATAGAACACTGTGATTCGTACCGAGTGAGCTCAGCGCAGGCATTGCTTTCAGCGAGCTCATCATCTGTTTCTCTGACATCCAGTAAACTCTCTTCGCCCCGGCGTAAAACTTTTCGATTACACTTGTGTGTTGACTTCCAGGACAATTACATTTTCCTGTTTGAGCAGCGTGTTTCTCAGGAGATCTTGCAACACAGTACTTGTAATCGTATTCGATAACGCTATAGTTGAAATTCTCTGCGAATGCAATCAGAACTTGATAGAAGATGTTCGCAGGAATTTGAGAGTAATTTCCGAAAATCCACTTCTTGTTCGATCCAGTCTGAAGTGCCAACTGTCCAACATCACGTGATCTCAGCTTGAAAATTTTGTACGGACTGGCATCCAGAATTGCATCCGTTGTAAGTTCTGCGCCACCAAGAACTCCGTCCTCAACGAACATATCAGCCACAAAAACAACATCTGCATCATCCGGTACCTGACCAACTGAGAATGATGAGAACTTCTGGTTCAAGAATGTCATATAGATCATTGTTGGCGGGTAGTACTCAGAAGTGCAAGCCTATTTCATATGACATGCCGCAATCATCTCCTAAGCTAGAACAGCTCGGCGCGGGCGATGTACAAACTCGCCTCAAGAACATCGAAGAAACACTTTACGATCCGGATAAGGGTATCTTCAGCAGAATTTCTTCTATTCAAGCCAAGCTTGAAGCAGGACAGTCGAAACTCGAATCTGGAATGCTTAAAGTAGAAACTCTTTTTGAAAGAGTAGAAAATACACTCGAAAAATTTGCAAATTGGCAAAGAGAAGACAAAACAGACGTGAAGCTAGCAGAGCTAGAACTGAGACATCAAACTGCAAATTTGCAAGTTGACTACATAAAGAGCATCTCTGAGCGTGAGGCTCAGAGAGTCGTGCAACTCGATCAGAAGGTTGCCTTGCTCGAGGACAGACTCGTTACGCGTAGTAAAGAAGTCGCAGAACTACAAGGGAATTATAACAAATTGTTCTGGGCAGTCATGACATTTGCTACGAGCGGGCTAGCGAAATTTATTTGGGACGCTCTACACAAATAAATTGCAAATGAGAAATTTATTGTCTTATCTCTTCTCTTTAAGAATGATTAAATCTCTTAAAGAAAGAGCTCAAATTAGATTTGATGATCGATTTCTGATCCGTACACCCGGAGATGAACTCACGTCTGATTTGCTAGTTGCACTCTCTCTTTTTGATAAAAGAGAGCAGTCTACTCTTTCAAATCTTGAAAAATTGTATCCAGGCGTCGTATCTGCGCAGGGGAAAGGAGCGCAGATGAGATTCTCTCAGGATCATATGAACTCCCTCGTACGTACTCATTTCAGCGGGACTGAAGCTGAAATGATATCAGACATCTTCTCTCGCGTACCGTACGGGTACCGTGTACACATTATCGTCGATCATACGAAGCAATCTATCGTTTGTAGAAAGTACACATGTGCAAAGTTTCCTGTGTGCAGCGTGATATCTTCAGGAGAAGAGTGTACAAATGCGTTCGTGCTTCCGTACGATGGGTACATTGAGTCTGCATCTGAGCTGTCGAGATTCACAAATTTGCTATCTCAGTCAAAACTTCATGTATTCTGCGGAGGAATATCAAAAGAAGCAATACAAGATCTGAAGCGTTGCAAAAATCTTTGGATTCACACAGTGTCAACTGACGTTGGTAATATCGCAACGATCGGAGATATCGCAACATCATGCTCAGCTTCGATCAGAAATTATCACACCGGTGAGCTTCTTATCACGATTGACCCGTCTTCTCTGACTGCTGTTGAAGCAATCCGTACTTGCGAGAATTCTGTCGAGATAGAATCTGAAGCTGGGATTAAATCCTCAGGATCGCTGATATCAGACCTAATGCAGAGACGAGCTAGTTCCACAGAGGATGGTGTAAAGCTGATTGATACTAGACTATCAAGGTTGTCGTCAAAACGATTTGAGATCATAACGTCCTCCAGAAGAATTGCAAATAAGCTCTCTCAGTTCGTAAGAGAACTGTCTGCTTGCATATCATCAGGTTGTTCGAGCGATGGTACGAAAGTGTATCCGTATATCGCATCTCTTGCAAGCGAAAAAATATTTGCACTGCAGTTCGTCTCGAAGATATTATCGGTACATGACAAAGAATGAATATCTCCGCAGCCTTCAGCAACTCGGAGATTCACTAAAAGATACGCTATCTGATTCGTTGCAAAATAAATCGAATATGCAAAAGGTTGGTCTCACTCAAGAGCAAGTGCAGTCTGTTCTCGCTCTGATGAATAACGATCTCAGCAGAACTCATACAAATTTCATAATGCACGCCGAGAAGTCATTCGTGCAGCCACAGACTGCAGTAACCGTACAGGCAAAAAAAAAATTATTTGAGGAGTTTCTTTTCATGGCTGATAAGACTCCTACAAAAATTGGAACGAGGCATGTTATCAAATGCCGTTGCATTCTTCCACAGTACAAAAGCATGCAGAACCCTCCGAATCATCAATTCGTAGTGTTCTCCGTAACTGAGAATGATGCAGTAATCGCAAAAACGGTTCAGTGCAATAACTGTGGAATCGTTCACAGAGTAACTGAACTCTGTACATCGAAAATCCTCAATGGTAAGGAGGAATTGAAATCAGTCAATACGATTGATACGATCAGACCTCAGCTACCGAGTAATATTGCAGCAGTTCTCGATGCCGAGGGTTGCGATGTTCCTGTTTGGGAACACTGCAAATTTGTCATTGAAAATGCAATTTGGGATTCCATCATACAGCTCAGTACGGAATCGTATGATGGAATGAGAGAGGGAAAATACATTCGTATCTTTTCAAAGGAAATGTTCAATGTCGAATCATTCAGCGAAGAATCAACAGTCTGAGCTTGCAGAGAGAGCTGATAAAATCCAAGAGCTGAGAGTCGAAGCAAAGCGACTCAGAAAATTGCACTCTGACATTGAGCTCATCAAGCTCATCTCTTTGATTGCACTCGAGCTCGAATCAAACATAGCAATGCTCGATATCGTTGGCTCCACAAATCAGCATCTCGAAAATTATCGTCTCTCAAGAGAAGATTGAAAATCAGTACCTAAAAGGACAATGATACAGCATGGGAAGAAATATCACCAGTAAGTCATCGCATCACAATACCGACACATCTCAGGGTTCGGCTGTTGAAAGAATGATCTTCTTGACGGGAGAGATTGAGGAGTATGGAATCACAAATGCAATTGCGAATATTATCGCTCTTGGCTCGCAATCTTCTGCGCCAATCGACATCGTCATGTCGACATACGGTGGAAATGTTCACGATGCTTTTGCTCTATATGATGCAATTAACATCGTCAGGAATGTGAATGGGTGCGATGTACGTACGACTGGCTTGGGCAAGGTAATGTCTGCTGGTGTTATGATTCTTGCGGCAGGTACTCCAGGCAAGAGATTCCTAGGAGAGTCCACGACAATCATGATGCACCCTGTTTCTACTTCAACAGGTGGAAATGCAATTCATATCGCAGCAGAATTGCAAGAGATGGTACGGTTGCAAGATCGAATGGATCTGTATGTCTCGAGGCACAGTAAGCTTACGTCAGATGATCTTAAGAAGATCATGACGCTTGGTCACGATCATAACTTTGATGCTCCCACAGCTGTGAAATACGGCCTTGCAGACGCGATTATTGGAGCCGTACCGTCGGTACCGGAAAAGAAGAAAGTGAAAAAGAATGGAAAATGAAGATCCAAAAGAAGAGATTGTCGAAGAAGAAGATCCGGATCCAACGTTCTATGACACTCAGCCGCCTATTGATACAGCTCTAGCAGAGCATGCACTGGAGCAGGCCGAGAAGCTTGTTCAAACAGCAAGGGAAGTAAAACGTCTTGTTGTACTTTCTCTTAATGGAAGAGGCGATATACCCACGATCGTAAGATACAGACGCGTTCTTGCAAATCTCTCAAAATACATTGGTGTGATGAGAAAAGACGCTCTTACGTTGAAAGACGACATTGCAGAGCGGAGAACAAAGGGTCGTCATCCAAGAATAGCGAAAAAGAAAAAGAAACAAGACTTATAATTACTGCATGGCAAATCGTGCAGTAATAGCAGAAATTGAACAAGCAGGCCTCTCGCATCTAGAAGAGAATGTGCTTGATCACAAAACAGGGAGCCTGAAGCCAAAGCCGGTACGATCATCCGTACCAGCCGAGAGTGTTCCGGCTGCGCAATCACAGCCAGCTTTCGTTGAAGAGCCACTACTAGTTGACGTGGCGTCTCATCCTATCTTGCGTGAAGATTTCCCAGCTCCACCACCAGCTCCTGAAAAGAAGCGTGGCGGCCGGCCACGCAAGAATCCTCTACCAGAGGTAACATCTGAAGTGCAGAGTGAATCTGTTTGATTGAATCGTATTGGATTTGACAGATTCTCATACGTGAGATATCAAACATATTACTGATCTCTTCTAGAGTGTGTTTACGTTCAGACGCAAGAATTGAGCAATTCTTGTACTCTTCTGTTTTAACCCATGCAGAACACGATTTCCGATTGCAGGGAACTGAGTGTTCTGCAACGAGTTCGTAGCACTTCTGATTCAAAACATTAAGTTTCTTCATAACACAATCATCAACCATATCGTATGATCTGTGCAGGATGAAGAAAAATTACGTGCTCGATACAAACGTTCTCATCACTAATCCTGAGGGATATGCGTGTTTTGCAGAGCACGACGTATACATTCCTCTTGTTGTTATTGAAGAGCTCGATCACTTGAAATCGCGGCAAGACGATGTCGGATTGCTGGCTCGCACAGTGATCAGAAATCTTGATGAGCTCACACGTGGGAAAAATAGAAGTGAACTTACAACTCCGGAAGGTGGAAAACTTAGGTTCATTCTTACTCAAAGAAAGCAGCTTGATGAGAATCAGCTTGATTTTACGAAAAATGACAACAAGATCATTGAAGCTGTAATAACATCAGGGATTGACTGTCCTATCCTCGTAACCCAAGATGCGAACCTTAGAGTCAAGGCAGCAGCTCTTGGAATCACATCTGAGGATTTCAAAAGTGCAACTGGCGTTTACAAGAAAGACCCAACTCCAGTCAAAGCTGACGATAGCGTTTTTCTTGCGCCGACTGAGTTCGAAACTCTGTGCAGACAGAAGTTTCTCGACACTTCAAACTGGCCGATTGAGACAGTTGGAAATGACTTCGTGACTGCGATCAACGAAGCAAATTCTGCTACGATGCTTTGCAGATGGAAAGATGGGAAGCTAGAAACGCTCAAACAGCAAAAGGTGTTCAATATCTCCGGTCAGAATAAAGAGCAGTGGTACGCTCTTGATGTTTTGACGGATCCAGATGTCTCTCTTGTATTGATGACTGGAGCCGCTGGATCTGGCAAGACTCTTCTTGCCCTAGCGGCCGGCCTAGGTCAGCTGAACAAGTTTTCTCATGGCGAGAAAGCTGTATATCAGAAGCTCATTGTGACAAGATCGGTCATTCCCGTTGGAAAAGACATTGGGTACCTCCCGGGTACAATCGAGGAGAAGATGATGCCCTGGATTGGATCGATCAAGGATAACCTCGTTCAGCTACTTCCGAACTCTTCCAAGAATGAACGCAAAGGTGGCCAGACCAAGTCTGGAAGGGACGGCAAAAACTCGTATGGTATCTCTTCTCAGGTAACAACGGGTGACCCCTACGTGGATCTGATGATTGATAACGGTACAATCGAAATCGCAGCAATCTCACACGTACGTGGAAGATCTATTACAAACTCGTATTTCATTGTCGACGAAGCACAGAATCTGACAATTCACGAGCTCAAGACAATTATCACGCGAGCTGGAGAGGGCACGAAGGTAATTCTCATGGGAGACATGTCTCAGATTGATAATCCTCACGTGAATGCAAAAACGTGCGGTCTTTCAATTGTCGTAGACAGATTCGCAGGGAAGAAGATCTCTGCCCATGCATCTCTCATAAGAGGAGTACGTTCAGAACTTGCAACTCTTGCGAGCGAGATATTGTAATATGAGTACATGGGAATTCTTGATCCAGCATCTCAGATCGCAGATGTAGTAATAACAAGCGAGGGAAGAAAGCAGCTTGCTGCTGGTACCTTCAAAATTTCCTATGCCAGCGTGACAGATACCGGAGTTGTTTACTCGGCTCCAGTATCTGGCTCATACGATGTAGCAGGTCTAGCATTCATAGAACAAGGCAGCTCTCCGCACGATCTCGTGACTCTAGAGTCAGACGATTCCGGAAAGCTTGCTCCGTTGAAGTCAGAGACGTTTAACCTCGTTGGATCGAGAATCTTTAGTACAGGATCTCTCGATTCGATTACTGATGAACTGACAGCGTTGCCATCTGTCAATCTCTCTCGTCAAAGAATTTTGATGACAGTCAACAAAGATTTTGGAGACGATGGCTTTGCTGCAGGTCCGTCTAATGTTTCGTTCACAGTTACTCAAGAGAGCCCAGTAAGTTACAACGTAGTAGAAAAGATTGAAGATCACGATTCTCTCTTTGAAGATCCTGACATGTCAACACTCGATAACTTCAGTTACATGCCACCAATTGATCGCGATGGAGACAAGCTAGGTGTTTACAAACCGAGTGGCGAGGCGACAAGAAAGAAAACAGTCAAAGATGTTAGGTTGGAGATGAAATCGTATCCTTCAAAACGGATCGTATTCGATCCGACAACAGTTGAGGGAAATATCATCATGCAGAGTTACGAGTACTCCGGAGGAGATATCTCGAAGCTCCAGGCAAGAGTCTTTTCTGAAAATCCATTGATTGTATTCCTAGGGAAAACGTTCACTGACGCGAATGGTTGCAACAATTTCGTTCGTATTTTTTGTCTCGAATTCAGTGAGTTAAAGATGATTCCCATAAAGATTAAGCGTCAACAGATTTTTGTGATCGACGAAGATTCTTACGAGATTGAATCGTATAATCGCTCTCGTGATGTTACGGTTTACTCGTTGAACGTAAAGCTATCGAATGCTTCGAAGTTTACAGGTACTATTTCTGCAGAGATCATAGGAGGAGACGAGAAGAGACAGTGCTCTGTTGAAACAATCACAAAAAAAGTTTACAAAGCAACACAAGCCGCAGAGCTACCAGCAAATTTTCAGTTGACTCACACATTTCCGGTGACATCAGCATCGTATGAGATACAGAACAATCCTCTCCTTTCAAAAAAAGTAATCGATTCACAGATTGATCCTGCAAAATCAACGTTTTCATCAAAGAAAATTATCTCGATTGCAGCTGCGAGAAAGGGTACAAGTGTTGTTCCGACCGGACCAAAGTCTCTAATAAGTCTCGCAGGAATTGATGACGCAGTTACGTCTGCAAATATAGTTTCAGTAAAAAGCGCTTCTGATCTTGAACCAGATCACTATGTGTCAGTACTAGACGAAAAGACGACAAAAATCGCTCACTGCAGACTTTACAAGTATGGGAAGGAATCTTTTACAATATCGATTTCCGCGAAGGACGATAGAAACGTCGTCGTAGACTCATACGAGATTGTTGTGAATCACCAAGCTACTCTCGTTGAATTTCTTTCTCCTAAGCTTGAACCTACAGTAGACGTTAGACGTATTGGAAGCGATCACGTAATAAATGTCACGTCAAAAGAGAGAGAGAATATCGAAAGTTTTGAGCTCTATTCTAGAAAACTCGATGACATCCAGGCGAGCGATTACACATTCATAACGTCGCAATCAGCCGTGAATGGGATGGCTAGATTCATCGTTTCAGCGGTTTCGAACGGAAGAACGATATACAGAGCCGTACCAGTTGGTTATGCAGGTTCAAAGAAAAATATTTTTGGTAGTGGCGTTATATCGACCGATGTACAGGATTCTGAGCCGTCGTTCATGGTGAAATACGACGCGCTAGGGGTGAGAATTGACACGTTTAGACTCCCTAAATCTGCAGTTTCATTTGCTATCGTGAAGAGGAAACTAAATTCGATAGATCAATTCGAATATGTTTCTGAATTTAGATCTGTCAGCGATTTTTCGTATCACGAATCTGTTTACGATACGAATGTCAAGCAGTGGAATTCATACGAGTATGCAATCAGGTATTACACTGTGAATGGAGTAATGAGAACTGCGGGAAGCTATCCGCACTATCATCTTCCAGTACCTGAGACAAAACTTGATATCAGGGTCGAAAATGAAAAAGCAGATATTCTTGAATCTGGACCGAATGTAACATTCGACGTTTCAATAGAGATACAACAAAACCAATCCGATATTGTTGCGCAACTGATTGCCCAGCAGGGAAAATCTACTCTATACGAAAACGAGTCCATGTCTGACCGCGATAAGCTAAAAAAGCTGATTGCTTATGACATTACAAGAGTAGATTGTCTCACTGGAGAGAGAGCTTGTTTCGATATAATCGCGGGTGGAACGTTTGACGATCAATCGCTTGCGGCAAAGCTACAGCTCTCTCCACTGAAAGCTGGTAGAAAGTATGTGTACTCTATTTGTCCAATGTTGAGAGATGCATCAACGCTTTACGATACACTAGAGGTGGAGAAAACGTACAGAGGCAGAGTGTACAAGCAGAAACCGTCTGTGCATCTGCATCCAACTACACTGAGAACTGGAGCGATTGCCTCTGCAGCCACTAGATCGAAAAATTCTGGCTCGAGTCAATTCGAATACGGAAGGGTCGGTCAAGAGGAGTACTTCGAAATCACTATTCCAGATATCAGACCGACAATTTTGTCATCCCGCGTGGTGGTGAAGAAAAAGAAAATTACAATCTCGTGGGAACTAAGCAATACGTCTCGATCAAGATTCATCGATCACATTCAAATATACAGATACGACGGAGGGCTGAGGGAACTGATTGGATCAGCTACGTCGAATCTCCAACAGAGTTTTGATATTGTAATATCTGACGATCATGTCGGTCAGATGATCTTCGGTCTGAGACCTGTTTATGATGACTACGAGTTGGGAAAAGAAGTGAGAACCGAACCTGTAATAGTTGGTGCTGAATTATGAAGAAACCACTCAGCGATGTATCGACAAAAATCAATCAGCAACCGACTCAGAGCTCGCCTCCAAAACAGGACGCAAAGAAGCCTCCTCCCAAGAAAGTGAAAGACGGTACATCTGCACAGGCGAAGGGTAAAAATAAAGAAGGAATTCCTGCACCAACAGCAGAGAAGCCAGATATCCGTCCAAAAGATCTCATTCCTGAACCCTCACAGGATCCGCCGAGGGTACAATCAACATTTAGCACGTATGGTGCTGTCGATTCGACATCACAGATACTGCCAGAGATCATATATCTTGCAAAATACAGACCAGTTTATACTGATTCTGGAAACTTGACACTCTTTGGAAAATACCTGAGAGATAAACAGAATCTCTTGAAATTTACAAGGTGGTCTCGTGCAGAGGCAGACAAGTCTCACTCAAAGTATAGCGAAGCTGCTGCAAATATAGTTCGAAGCGACAGAGAGAGATTTCAAAGAGCGATCGAAACAGGAAAGCAACTCTCGAACGTGTTGAGCGTATCTGCAATTTCTCTCTCCCAGGCAAGAATCGGTCACAATATCCAAAATCTGATGGAACAGCAGATCGATCTCGATGATACTTTGTATTCGATTCTAGAAGATAACGTCGAGCTAAGAGGTACAACTCTTAAGAACGCAATCGCTAACATCATAAAAGATCTCGGAAACGTACGAAATCTTAGAGTTCTATACTCAAACTGGATATCAAGCGTACCAAGCGACTCGGCAGGCACTGCAGTGTATCGCAGATCACTCTCAGCCCTGACACAGGAAATAGGAAGGAAAGACACAAGGAGAGCATTTGCATGGCTCGAGGATCGTGATCCGTCAATAGAGACCCAAGACTGCTATGACAAACTGAAATTCATAGCAAGCCCTTCGATTCAGAACGCGATATCGATTTTGAATGGACAGACAAACATCAAGTCAGTTTATTCGCCATTCCTTTCGAGCATTTCTACAATTCAGGATGCATATACGAAATTCTCTTCTCAGAGGAAAATTGCATCAATTCTGTTTGGTATCGAAAAAGAATTGAAATATAGTCGTCTTATTCTTGACGGGAAAAATGCAACGAGACTACAATCAGACTTCAATTTCGTAGCTCAGCAAACTGGGAATCAAAACTTCCCGCAGGCAGTCACTGGTGTTTCTGAAAGTTTCGTTGGCTATACAAACTCATTTGTAAATTCTAAGGCTCTTGATTCAATCACGCTGAGACCTACGGCAAAAGTTGGAATTGCAGCATTCGAATCAGATTACCAGTCAGTCGCGGGTGGATATCTTACTCCTGCACCGATTTACTACACAGATTCTCTGATTAGTCAATTTGCCGGCATCACAAAAGATGATAATGTCTCAGCGTACAGAGACGATATCAAATCTGTACAAGATGCATTCGTTGCTCACTGCGCAGAAGTTGATGTGTTCACAACAAAACTGAAAAAGAACAGACACAAGAGTGCATCTGATCTTTATAACGATTTCGTATTGCATCTGCTTGTTAGACCCGAAGAGTTGCAGGGAAAGACAACTGAGCTCCCTGACGATGATCTAGATCGCTACTCTGTCTCAAATTTTGCAAAGAAGAGTATATCTGATCCGCTCTGCGCAGTGTTCAATCTCGCAACACAGGATCCAAAATTGCTGGCAATGCTCTGCACGTACACAGTGATCCGTTCATACGAAGATCTCAGCATATACGCTAGCAATTTTTCTGATAAGACAACGCAACAGAATCAGCAGCAGACGGGATATCAAGCACTTTCTACATCAACAACGTCTGCTGCTGCCGGAAAGCTTCTTGATTCCATCGTTACACGCGTTTCAGAGTATGTCCAGGCAAATAGAGGAAATTCTGCTGGAAATTCTGGTAGTGTTCTCAATTCAATCGGAGACGTAGCTCTAAAGGAAAGTCTTGCAGACGTGAAGTCTCCAATCTTCTTTACTGCATGCGAGCTCGTACGAGATTTCATCAAGAAACTTGATGGAGATGAGAGATCTTCGACGGCTCTTCTGAAAACTCGTAGGACTGCATTTGGTTATCTGAGCGATCTTGATATGGCGTCTGCATATTTTTACGCATTCGCGCTATTCGTGAGTACCCATGTTGGTTCTGACATTGCAGGTACGGTTCAGAAAACTCCAACGACCGCAGCCGATCAAAATGCTCACGAGTCAAAGAAAAAGAAGAAGAACAATTACAATCCAGCCCAAGAGAAGCCCGTAGATCAGAATACAACTGTTTACTCGATTACTCAGCCAAAATTCGACATCACTTCGAGCAGAAGGAATGTACTTCAGGACATCAAAACGCTTAAAACTCGAGAAATAGCTCATCATATCTTTCCTCTTGTTTGCATCAATACTGTTTTGGATTCGATCAATCTTGCAATCGGAACTTTTAGAAATAACAAGAAAGAATTCCAAAAAATTGTCGACACAATCGGCGCGGATGGATTTTACAAGATTTTCGATGAACAGCAAATCTCTCTGGTGAGAGAGAGATTTGATCGTTATGCCGTAAGAATGAGACTAGACTCTGGCACGACACCTGTCATTATTCAAGAAACGCATCCAAAAGATTTTGATTTTGCACTTTTGCAAGCAAAGCAGCCCATCAGGAGACACCCGACTGCGGATAATGCGAGACTGATGCAGATTGGATTTCCAAGAGGATTTTCAAAATTCTCCGCGAATTCAGACAGAGATAAGAGTGGAAGAGTGGGACAGAATCAGAAAGATATCATCAGAATAGCAGTAACAAGAACTGATCTCGAACTTCCTAACGTTGTATTCAAGCCACTCTATAGAACATACGAGTTGTCAAGATTCGTTGACTGGGAGTTTCTTGAAAGAAGCAAATCACCAAATGATGTTCAAACAACTGACTTCGCTGTTTCGCACACTGGTAAAAAGCTTGTCACGGCCGGAGATCGTGCATTCTCAGATCAATCGTACGGATTTCTATCGCAGCAAGAGAAAAATTCACTGATGAGATCTCATCTAGAAGACATCGAATTGAGGTACTACGTTTCGATGACGATTGGTGTAGACATCAATGAAGACGAATATCCAGATATTTCAAAAACATCTCAGATCATTCCTTACGTTCAAGAATCAGTTACCGAGCGTGAGAATTCTGAAAAGGTCAAAAATACGTCTTCTCCTCCTGACCGCCCCACCCCAAAAATAACAGAAGATACTGTTTCAAGAGCAGAAAAGAAAGTTCTTGATAAAGGCGGTACTGCAAGCAACGATCTTGATAACAACGTAAATGAATTTTTGGAAAGATTCAACAGATTCGGTGAGCACACTGACGCAACGAATTTTCTTAAGAGATACTTCGTTGCGTCAAGATTCGACAGAGTCTTTTCGATAATTGTCGATCCTAACGAATTCGTTGTTGATGAGACGAAGACAAAGATATCTGACTCTGACATGGATCATCTTGTGAAAAGCGGTAAGCTTGAAATATCGAAAGATGGTACAGTTAGAGTTGGAACAATCCCAGGAGATGTCTCATACGAGACATACACAATTTCAGCAGAGTTTGTAAGATGACGATCGTATTTTCAAAAGATAGAGTTGCTGTATTCGATGTTCCCGAAGTAGATAATCTCACAGCATCTTTCGATTACAACTACTTCGCTGAAGATGAGTTGACGAACGATTCTGAATCGACTCAGTTTAACAAAAAATACAAGTCAGTTGCCCCGGACGTTAGCACTGTAGATTATGCAAATAAAAGACTTCCTAGAACTGTACTCATCTCATGGTCTGCGATTGCTGGCTCAGGTCGTGCAGATCCAGAACTAGACAAGCATAAAGATAGCATTGTTTACGAAGATGATGTTTGCAGTGGAAATTTTACTCATGTTGGCTTTAGAGATCCTGAATTCGACATAAAAGTACGCTCTGTCGTCTCTGGATCGATTCTGTCTGTTCAAACGGAGAATAAAACATCTCGTCGAGATATTTCAAAAGATATCTCGACGAGATCTGGTGTTGATCAGACATTCATAACTGACTACATGTCAGATAGACGTACAAATTCGAACATTTCATTCAGAGATACACCAAGAGAACTAGATCGTGGCAAATCTTCCGGTCCAGCCTCTCACGGTGTTCTTGCACGGCCCGAGGATGCTCCAGAACTGACGTTCATCGTAAAGAAAGAACACGCTTCTGCTCTGTCTGCAGCCATCATGCTCGATCCAAATAAATTGAGAGAGCAAACGCAATCAATAACGAGTAAGTACGATCTGAACACAAATCAATCACGCGCCGATGTCTCACCAGTGCATCTTGGAGAGCCAGCATACGGTCTAAAAAGAAAGAGTTCAGATTCGATTCTGGAATCTCAGGTGGTTGGATATATTCTTTCGAAATACGAAAAAATTGGAGTAGAGTACAAGGAAATATTCTCGAGAATAATCAATGGATCGAGAATAAGCACCTATCTCGATACAGGAATCAAGTACGGAGTTACATACACGTACTCTGTGAGGGCGATCGCAAAGGCAACAGTTGCCGTGACGGTCGAGGGCGTTGAAAAATCAGCGAAGCTATTTGTATCATCTCGTCCTGTCTATACAGATGTGCTTACGACAGAGGATGTACCGCCACCTCCTCCGGGTGATCTACAATTCATCTGGGATCCCGATGCTGGTGGACTTGTTTTGACATGGGATTACCCGTACAATCCTCAGAGAGATATTTCAAGATTCCAAGTGTTTCGACGCTCGAATATTAATGAGCCATTCACTCTCATGCAAGAGTACGATCATGGCCCGCATTATGCTACGAATCCAGAGGGTACAGATAGCAAATTTGTGAAGAAAGTGAGTTCCCCTGTAACGATGTGGATCGATACAGAATTCAAGGGTCCTCATCTCGCAAAGGACGGCCAATTCGAACCGTCTAGCATCTACACGTATGCAGTTGTATCAATCGACGTGCATGGGATCACCTCTGGATACTCAGTACAGCATGAGATAGAGATCGATTCAATGACGAGGAAAGTCATAAAACGTTATGTCTCACGTTCTGGAGCTCCAAAAGCATATCCAAATTTTTTCCTCAACAGAGATGCTTTCATAGATTCTGTTAAGATAAAGAGAAAAGGATCATTCAATCTGTATCTCTGCCCGAAGATTTCAAAAGTGACAGACGTGCAGGGAAATGACTTGAAAGCTTGGTCGACAGAAAACGCCGGAACATCATACACGCTTTCGTTTGTGAACACAGACGTGCAAAAATCGGCAGATGTAAAGATAACCCTAAAAGATGTTACGAAGCCAATTTTCAATTCGACGCAGGAAACTATCTTATCTTAGGTTACACATATGGGACTAATCGACAACTCAACGAACAGCCCTATCCTCGATGCTGTGCTAACAGACGCAGGTCGCGCTCTGATTGCAGCAAATGATGGTAGTTTCAGAATCCAAAAGTTCGCTTTTGGTGATGATGAAGTTGATTACACAATCATCAAACGATACGGCAGAACTGTCGGAAGAGAAAAAATCGAAAAGAACACTCCGGTTTTCGAAGCGATTACAACGTCAGCGCAGGCGTTCAAGAATAGACTCATTACTGTGAGCAATCCAAATCTTGTTAGATTGCCAACGTTCTCTCTTTCTGGAGATTCGAATGTGAATGGTACTTCAAACATTATCTCGCTCGGATCACTGAGACAACGCGGAGCAAAGATTTCGATTGAGCAGACAATTCAAGATGAGCAGACAATCGACGTAGAGCTGAGAGATCAGAATTTCAGTGTCGAAATCTCAAATCTGTTCCTCGGAATCTTCCGTCGTACACCTGATTCGATCGACTCAAGACAAACTGCAAAATACATTCTCCCAAGATCAGCTGGGGAGAACGCGTTCCAGGGATCGACGCTTCAGTTTACTCTTTCTGTGAAATCGATCACGAATGCACAGTTCAACGTTTACGGAACAGTATCAGACAAAAACGTGATATCAACGTACGCAAAGGTTACTGGTTTGCAATCAGGCGCGACAAAAGAGTTTAGAATCAACATTGTGAAGGGAATCTTAACTTAATGTCAACCTACAAAGAACTTTCTCCCGGCGATATCAAAACATCACGTACTTTTATGAACCAACTCGTTGATATCCCAAGAGAGGATATCAGTGGTTCAGTATCAAGAAAGAAATATCAGCACTTCGTAACAGGAGGCGTTGGCCCGGGTGTTACGTCATCTCTTTGGCAGACCGTATACGATCAAAATTTCAATTATCAGACTGCAAACGGAATTTTTGACATTACGTTTGGTCTCTATCCAAACAGCTCCGTTGTATCATCCTCAAAAATCAGTGAAGATTCAGCAGGAAAACCTGTGTTCCCGTCCTCTTCTCTCATGATGAGAGAGAAGATGCAAATGTATCAACAGTTTGCGTCGACGCTACTGGGAGACTCAGACGCGTACTTTACTGCTCCATTTGACAGCAGTGATCAGACGAATAGAATCGATACTGCTCTCATTCTTTCTTTCAAGAGACTCTTTTCGAGAGATCAAATCGCAAGAGAGACATTTGCAATGCAGTACTATCAGTCTGCAAGTTCTCCGTCGAATGCTCCAAATCTCTACACAACGTCTCTTTCTGGCAGCACGATTTATACAGACGTTGCATCGACAACAACAAAGCTCACAACATTCGGCGGTCAGGTAGGAAATCTCATTGATGCCGGAGATCCAACAAGATACGTTGGAAATATTTTCTATGACAGAGGAATTGTTGTTCTCGATATGAACAAAATTCTATCTGGTACCCAGCACGCAAGCGGTACAATCGATGCAGTAAGCTCAGCTGGTACAACTGGTATTGGAACTTACAAATCAGAGAACCCGAATGCAAAGATGATTCCTGACTTTGTCGTTTCTGGATCGATTGACAACGTGATTGACCACATCTGCGGATCTCATTTTGGATCAGGATCGAATGCATCGATTACATTCCAGAATCAAACTTCGATTAACTCGACACTGATTTTCTGTAGGGCGGAAGCAGGAGAGTTTAACTATTCTTCAAATCCAACGTATACAGACACTGATAGCAGAATCGTAGTAATCGACGAAGGTCAAGAAGATTCTCAGCAGGCATTCTCATACATCACAACGGTCGGACTATTTGGAGCGGATGATACGCTTCTTGCAGTTGCAAAGCTTTCTCGTCCATTGGAGAAAAATCCAGAAAGAGATGCTTCGATTCGCGTGAGGCTGGATTACTGATTTGGAGATCAAGTGTTCATACCTCTCACGAATGATGATATCACTGCACACTCTGTAGTATTCAAACCATTTACGCAGTACGCATCGAGTTCTGCCGGCTCGACCGGCGCAGTTGCGCTGAGAGGTAGAACGAGTCCGATTATCAAATCAAGAATAGCTGGATCAACTGGGAGCTACACAGACACAACGATTGATACGCTTCTCAAACAAGCAGCCGGCGCCGTAAGCAGTCGTGTTGGCGGTTTCATGCGAATGAGACAGTACATGTCTGAGATCGAACGTTTGCCTGTCGATGCTTCACAGAATCGTAAAATTGAAATTGTAAGATTCAGACCTGGTTTCAATTTTGATAAGACCCATGTAGCAAAAAGAATAGCGAGAAATCTCCTTCAGAAGAATCACGCTGTACACAAGCAACATCACTGGGGAGTTTCGAATTACGATTGCATTAATTTTTATGCGACGGGTACTGACGAACAACCGGTTTTGATGTATCCAAACATTCCAGATACGACGTTGCCAAGCGATCTTGTTGGTGGCGTGTACACTGTAATGTCGGGATTCAATTTCGATTTTTCTATCAAAGTCAAAGAGCCTCTTGATGGAGACACTGAGTACAGGGCTGGTACCCTGTTTCACATGTCATCGAGCTATGCAATTTCAATTGTGAGCGGTACCGCGAGAGATGCGAGGGGCGCCCCGACCGCGTTTAGACTTCTTCTTCAATTGAGCGGATCTGCAGATGTATCTCCAAGCAGCGTTGGACCAAACCCGACAGGATATTGCTGGATGTCTGATGATAATTCTCTTGAAGTCAACAGATGGCATCACTGTCAAATAAAATGGCAAAGAACCGAGAACGATTCAACTGGCAGCTTCGTCATTGATGGGGAAACGAAGGGAAAGTACCCTGTACCACTTCAATCAGTGGCATATCAACACGTAATGGGCCGCGGAGATGGAGATGTATTGTTTGTTGGTAACTACTATGAAGGAGTTAACTCGAATCTCTCAGGGCCAAATCTGATGTCCCTGTGGTTCGCAACGAACCCATCAAGAAGGAATGGAACTTACACTCTCGTAGGTACAACGGATTTTGATAATCCAAGCAAGTATGCATTCAAGCATCCTCTAAGAGCAGAGGTGCACGAGATGAAGATCTTTAAAGATTCTGATTCGACGGTACTCGCATTCGATGTACCTGTGTTGTATACTTCGACAGCTCCAACGAAAAGTTACGTTGGTCTCGAGGGAGGAATGTTGATTACGCCATTCCAAACAGATGACGGTGCAGATACGGCACCATTTGCTGGTGAACTGTCGTTTGGAGTCGGAGGACTCAGTCTCAATTCAGAAAATTGGCTTTACGATTTCGCGAATGAGAGTTTTCCACGACTTCAAGAAATGAGCGCCAGCATTTCTTCTTCGCCTCTAACTCTATCTGCAAACGATCACCTCTATACGAGACAAGAAAATCGTAGAAGGAACAATCTTATCCTTCCATGCGATGATGGCACCGCGACCAGAGACTACTCTCGGTACATTCAGTATATCAGCGAAAGAAATGCAGACAACATTGGGATCGAATCGATCGATTGGATCAATCTCAACGATATCATTCCAACTGCTTCAATCAATCCCGCTTACAAAAGTTCTGATACGAGATTTCAGCTAGCAGTGAATCCGTCAACACCTGAGGATGCGAGATCTACTTCTACGAGATTGCCGACAGTGTTGCAGAGAACGGGAGATAACAGCTCTAATGAAATCGTTATTTTCGACGTTAGCACGGCGTATTATGGAGAATCAATACTTCCAGGCACGCTTGAAATAACAGATCTCGTTCCAACGGGTACAAGCGGTCTATCGAATGCAATCACTCTAAGGGATGACGGATTCGGAGGTTTGTACAGACATAATACTGTCTCGCAGCCAGCAATCAATAACACCGTCGGATCAGTTTTCTACAACGAGGGTCTTGTGATAGTAAGACACCCGGCTCTCGCACTGTTTGGAAAAGATTCGTATGAGATCAAATTTAAAGGCCATAGAACGAATCACACAATCAAGGTCGATGCCATAATCAGATCTCTTGCCGCAAATTCTTCGTCGAATCCGAGCTGGACAAATTCTGTTGATGATACAGGATCACCGGATGCTCAGCAAGGTCACGTTTGGATATCTGGAATGCAGCTTCACGATGAAAATCTAAACGTAATCGCAAAAATTGCGTACGCTCAGCCGATTCTAAAAAGAATGGGCGATCAATACTTGCTACGTGCTAAGATTGACATCTGAGCATATTATTTATGATGAACTCATATGGCAAGCTCAAAGAAGAAAATCAAGCTCTCAGAACTCCGCACAATGATCAAGAGATATGTGAGAGAGTCGATGGACATGATGCCCCCACAAGAAGAGGGAATGGACGTACTGGGAGAACTCGAAGAAGAGGGAATGGAGCTGGAAGGACAAGATCCAGTGGAGGAGCTAGCCCCGGGGCCAGCAATGCAAGAGGACGACGACGGATTCGGCGATCCAGAAGACATGGCCCTATTACAGGGACTGTCACATCTCCAAAGCTGGTTCTAGACTCCGTCGTCTCATACAGATCGGGTCTTGAACAAAAATATATTTCTTATCTTGATTCTGATCCGCGCGTACTCAGATTTGCGTATGAGCAGATTTGTATTCCGTACACTCGCGGGAGGAAAACAAGATGGTACTGGCCGGACTTCATTGTACAAACGCAGCATGGCGTTGTTGTCGTCGAGATAAAGCCAGAGAAACACACCGTCAAACCGAAAAATGTTCGTAAAGCAATCGCCGCGCGTGATTGGTGTATTGCTCACGGGTGCACTTACGCAATCGTTACTGACGCTGACTTGCGTATAATCGCGCCATGACTGACTGTGTACTTGGACTCGATATCTCAACATCTGTAATCGGTATTTCGTGTGTAACTGACTCGGGAGTCATTATGATCACAGACAGCCTCGTACTTCCTACTCCGAAATATCCAACGATATGGGAGAAAGCTCGAACATACGAGGATTTTTTGTGCAGCAAGCATACTGATTTTGCAGATAATGGTTTGAAAATCAAACGCATTTTTGTTGAAGAGGCTTTCAAGTCATTTTCTCAGGGAAGATCGTCATCAGATACGTTGTCACTTCTGCAACAATTCAATGGAATTGTGTGCTGGATTACAGGTAAGAGATTTCACGTCGATCCAGAAAGACTCAATGTCGCTCATGCACGCAAGCTCGTGGGATACAAGAAGAAGTACTTCTCAGCAAAATATCCAGATGAAAAGGAGAAGCAGCTCGTATTCAGATGGGGGTTGTCTGTTTGGCATGATGATCTTACGTGGGGAAATCAAGCCACGGAAATTCTAGCAGAAAATGAAGCGGCCCCCGGCACTTCGAGTCACAAGGGAATAAAGAAGAATTGGTATGACGAAATGGACTCATGTGTTATCGCCATGGCGGGTGTAAAGAGTGGCCCATCATGATGAATATGTACCACAGTGTACACTGCATCTGAGCTCATAACATTTGTTGAGAGACTCTTCGGAGCATCGCAACTAGGATCAGGTGGCAAAGAGATTGTTGTAAAATGTCCAATGCCTGCATGCTCTGGTTCTTCGAAGAAGAAGCTTAGTATCAACATTGAGACTCACAAGAATCATTGCTGGGTTTGCGGGTGGAGGGCGAAGTCTCTCGTTCCGCTCATTTTCAAATTTGGTACGAAAGAAGATCTCACATCTTACTCGCAGTACACGGGTAAAAAATATAGTCTTGTACAAAAAGATGGAGAAGAAAAAGAGCAACAGAGAGCTCTTAAGCTTCCATACGGCCTCAGAAATTACGTATCAGATGCGCTTGACGATTCTCTTGACGAAAGCGGTAAATGGGTACACGCGTATCTCAAAAGAAGAAATATAGGTCTCGATACAGCAGCGTACTTTGGCTTGAAGTACGGTCCGCCCACAATACACTCGATCGATTATCGTTATTCAGTCGTCATACCATCGTATGATTCGAATTTCGAATTGAATTACTACACAGCACGCACAACTCTCGATAGAAATAAATCAAGAAGATATTTCAATGCTCCATTGGACGCAGATTCGATTATCTTTAGAGAGATGCATATCGACTGGAATTCAGAGATTTTTATAGTAGAGGGACCATTCGATGCGATGGCACTAGGCAGAAGAAATAGTGTTTCTACGCTCGGGTCTAATCTTTCACCTGATCACGTTCTATTCTGCTCTCTTGTTGCAAGATCTTCAAAAGTTTGTATCATGTACGATCGAAACGTACCAGACAAGACAAAAAAGATTGCAACATCGCTCTCAGATTACGGAGTTACAGTGCGTGTTATTGATTGGAGTAAAATACCTGAAAGTTTCGATGACATGGGTTCAATGGCTGGAAAAAATGATGAAATTTGTGCAGCGATTGAATCATGTAAGCCGCACGCAGTTGGATTCGAAGAGATGAAACAGCGTTTGTTGAAGTAAAAGGATCAAAAGATTAATAGGATTGGATGTAGAAAATGAGAATTTTGCACATTGCCGATGTACACTACAGAGGTCAAAGCCGGCACGATGAGTACAGAACGGTATTCGATCGAGTTTGCGAGGAGGCAAAACGTCTTAAAGTAGACAGAATTTTCGTTGGCGGCGATATCTTTCACACAAAGACTGCTGGGATATCCCCTGAGTATATCAGGGAACTGTCAATCTGGATTGATAAACTCACAGCATGCGCGCCAACTGTGATGATCCTTGGTAATCACGATGGCAACCTCTCAAATTTCAGTCGTCTCGACGCCGTTACACCAATCGTTGATCTTATCAAGACTTCTGGTAAGAACATTGAGCTGTACAAAGATTCGGGAACTTACGATGCTGAATTCTCTCTAGAAGACGGCACGCCAGTAAAATGGTGCGTGTACAGCCTCTTTGATACAAAATCTTGGGATACAGTAAAGCCAGATCCCAATGCATTTAACATTGCTTGTTACCACGGAGCAGTTGATGGATGCCGTCTCGAAACAGGTATCCCAATGCATGGCAGCATCGACACGAGGTTCTTCTCAGAATATGACATTGCTTTGCTTGGTGACATCCATAAGCAGCAATTTCTTGGCTACAAGACGAGTGATGATGGCGACTCTATGCCATGGATCGCGTATCCTGGTAGCACGGTACAGCAGAACTACGGAGAAGATGTCCAGGATCACGGATTTCTTCTGTGGGATATCGAATCGAAATCAAAGTGGACTTGTACTTTTCACAAGATTGCAAATGATCATCCATACGTTACGATACCGTGGACGGGAGATGAAGAATCATTCGTAAGCGAGATCAAACAGTATCCTCCAAAATCGCGATTCAGAATCGACAAGATTACTGTCAGCGATAACGCTCGTCACATTGCATCTCTTGTAAAGCATGTTTCTGATCCTATCGAAATTACTTTCAAGTCAGAAAAGGAACAGCCAAAACAGAAATCAGCTGCGCTAAATCTTAGCAGGACAAATTACAGAGATGCAAATACACTTACTGACCTTGTAATCGAATACGATCGTTCAGAATTCTCTCGTGAGGACGTATACGATACAATCAAGAAGGCTCAGGCCACAATTGGCGTGACTGACAGTCCTGTTGGGATGACATGGACCGTTGAGGATCTCGAATTCAACAATACATTTGGGTACGGAGAAGGAAATCGAATCGATTTTTCGAAACTCTCTGGACTTGTTGGACTCTTTGCTCCGAACAGAGCCGGTAAGTCTTCTATTATAGGAACTCTGATTTACGCTCTGTACAATGGCACAGACAGGGGATCTGTGAAAAATGCGCATATCGTCAACATCCGTAAATCAGGATGTGATGTGCTCATGAAATTGAAGCTGAATGATGCTGATAATCTTACAATTTCGCGTCAGACAACAAAAATATTTTCAGAAAAGAAAGGTCTTGTCGGCGCTCCAACGAAAGTTGATGTACATCACTACAGGGATGGAATTGAAACTCAGCTCACTGGTGAGCAACGGTCAGATACAGATAGAATGATCAGACTGCTGATTGGTACGCAGGATGACTTTATCACGACTTCCGTGTCAACTCAAGATGATATATCAAAGCTGATCAAAGACGGTTCTACAGCTAGGTGGACGTACCTCTCGAGATATCTCGATCTTGGATATTTCGATAAGCTTCACGATGCACTGAAGAACGAGTGTACGAAACTGAGGATTTCGATTGGGAATTACGATACATTCAAAATTGCTCAAGATATCGTTGCAACGTCTGATGCAATAACGGATGCGACAAACAGAGTAGAGATTGAGAACGTTACACTTTCGCAACTTGAGCGCGAGTATTCAGATTTCGTAGAGAGAACAAAGCGTGAATTTGGAGATGTTGTTGCTCTCGAACTGAAGAAAGCAAAACATGCAAGTCTCTCATCAGATTTGGCGTCTCTAACTACTTCGATTCAGCAGCAAGAGGCATCTTTGATGAAGCTTGTTGAAGCAATCGAAATGAAGCGTAAGGAAATTGATGGTGTGAATGTCGAAAATCTTCTTGCGAGACTAACAGCAGAGCAGACAAGAAGATCGCAGCTTCAATCTGCAAGAAGCGATTACCGTCAGATTGAAGCTGCGATCGATCTCGCACAGACTTCAAAAGTACGATTGAAGCAAGTACCGTGTGGAGGAAATGGTGAATTTTCATCGTGTCAGTTCATTAAAGACGCAGTAATTCAGGCAAACAAGAATTTCGTTGACGAACAAGAGAGAATTGCGAATCTTATCAAACAACTCGAGATTCCAGCGCCGGGCGGCGATCCAGTGATCCTGTTGAAGGAACACGATTCTGCGAAGGGTAAAATTCTCGCTGCCGAACGTACTGCTGATTCAAACAGAATCGCTCTTGATAACATGAAGTCGAAGCTTGCTGGAATCAAGAAAGAATTGGAGCTCCTCGGAGATGTTTCTGATGGTGGAGACACTCACGCAGTGAGTCTAACAATGGCGAAGATGCAAGCAGATGTCAAATCTGCGAAGAATCGACACGCCGATGCGCAAAAAGAACTTGGACGCGTTGAAGCAAAGCTTGAATTGCTGACTCATGAGTACTCGAAAAAAGAACCCCTCATGAAGCAGCTGATACTACGAGAATACGTTAGCAAAGCGTTTTCAAAGAAAGGAGTGCCATCTCTCCTCGTTCGCGAGAAATTGCCAATCGTTAACGCTGAAATTTCAAATCTTCTTGCTGGAATTGTTGATTTCACAATCGATCTTGAGGCAGATGGAGACACTAACTCTCTGGAAATTTACATCAATTACGGTGACTCAAGAAGAGTCATTGAGCTGAGCTCAGGTATGGAGAGAACGATTGCGTCGATTGCAATACGCACAGTACTGCATGGAATCTCGATTCTTCCAAAGCCAGACTTCATGATTATCGATGAAGGATTCGGTACACTAGATCCTGCGGGAGTCGACTCTTGCATTAGACTCTTGCGTTCAATCGCATCAAGATTCAGATTTCTAATCGTTGTCTCTCACGTTGAACAGATGAAAGACGCGGTCGACTCTTGCATTGAGATTTCAAAGCATGAAAAAGACTCATATGTGAATTACATTGGATTATGCAAACGATTGAGAAGAGGAGATATGGTGAGCATACTGTTCACTATATCGATGCACCACGGTGCCAAACGCTGATGTGCAAGCACTGCGGATATGCGTGTACAGATCAATATGATCTAGAAAAGCTCGAGTCTCACGGCGCCTGTGGATCGTGTTACTCAACTTTTTATAAAAAGATCACTCTTGATCTTGGCGATGACTTGCTCTGTAACGTAATCTCAAA